CTATTCTGTAGCCAATTCATTTTCAAGTGTCTCGACCGCCTGGCGGAGAGTCTCTTCGTTTAACTGGACATACCGCAGTGTCATTTCAATCTTCGCATGTCCCAGGATCTTCTGTACTGCAACAATATTTACACCGGCCATTATCATCCAGGAGGCAGCTGTATGCCGGAGATCGTGGAAGCGGAAGTCTTGTATCCCAGCTTTTCTGCAGGCGGCTTTGAATCCCTTCTTGGGATCCTTGAGTCCCCTGAATACAAACTCGTGATCCTTGGTAAGGCCTTCCAGCACTTTCAAGAGCTTTTTCCCTATCGGAACTATCCTCCCCTGTTTTTTTGACCTGGTCGGATACTTCACTTGAATCATCCTATTTTTCATATCCACGTTACACCATTTGAGGCGCATTATTTCCCCTTTTCTCATTCCGGTCCAGAGAGCCATTTGCACAATGGGCACCAGGTGAGCGATACAACAGGCCAGAAGTCTTATGATTTCTTCTTTCATGAGATACCGGATTCTTTCCGGAGGCTCCAGAAGTTTTTTAACTTTCGCCACAGGATTCGCCTCGAGGAGCTCCCACTCCACTGCTCTGTTCAGCATCGTTTTCAGGCAAGAAATATCACGATTTGTACTCGAGGGGGAAACCTCCTTGAGACGCTTCTCAATATATTCCTGGACTTTCCCTGGTGTGATGGCGTGGAGGTATTCATCTCCCAGATGTTTCTCGAGATGACGGGTTGAGTTATAATCGACATCCTGCATTTTAGGACTCTTGGTGAGCTTGGAATTCGCCATATAACGAGGGATGAAGTCACTCAGGGTGATAGGCTTCTTCTTTTCTTCTCGAGGGAAAAATTTCTGCTCCGTCCTCTCGAGGAGTCTCTTCTGATGAGCGGCTTCAGCGAGCTGGCGGGAGGGGCCTATCTTCTCTTGTTTCTGAACCCTCTCTTTTTCCCCGTCTTCATTTACTACATACAGACTATACTGGATATAGTAATCCTTCCCCTTCTTGACAATGCCCATAGGAACACCTCCTGGGAATATAATAGCAAAGCTGAGTGACAGCATGTGTGGCAGTCTTTTCAGGACTTGTCAGAAATTTCTCCAGGAGATCTCTTCATGCACATGCCAGGTGTCACAGAAAAGTGTCTTCCTGGGGCTTTGGGTCCTCGGGGAGTGGTATTGGTCATGAGGGGGTGAGAAAGTCATGGGGAGCATGTTTTGGTTGATGGAGATGCAGCCAGACTGGGGTGGGGGAAATGCCGGCTGCATCTCCATTTATTTATTTTCGGGGTATCAACTCAAGTCACCTCTTCAAAATTTAATTACTTCGCCCTCTTGTACTTTTTCACAGGTTGATCTATAATAGAGAAGGAAGTCAATACCGACGCATTGAAGATCTTCGATCCCCTGTCGGGAAGACTGGAGGGAAAATGATTTCAGTCAAGGATCCACTCGAGACAGAACCGCCCTATATAAACTGCAAAAAAGCCGAAGAATTTAATAACGGTTCAAATCTTTACCTATATCTTATTGACTGTATTGAGGGTATGAGGCAATTAAATCCTCAGTCTGTTGATGTTGTGGTAACGTCACCTCCCTACAATCTCGGAATCAATTACAATGGGTATAATGACCATATCCCACGCGAAGAATACCTTGACTGGACTGAAAAATGGGGAGCTGAAGTAAAGAGAGTGCTCTCCGATAATGGCTCTTTCTTCTTAAATATAGGATCAAAGCCAACAGATCCTACAGTACCCTTCTTTGTTATGAGTAGAATACTTCCCCATTTCACCCTGCAGAACACTATCCACTGGATTAAGTCTGTGGCGATCCTCAAAGAGGATGTGGGTAATTATCCAGGAATCACTCAGGATGTTGCAGTGGGGCACTATAAACCTATAAATAGCGAAAGATTCCTCAATGACTGCCATGAGTTTATCTTCCACTTCACCAAGACAGGAAATATTCCCCTGGACAGAGCATCTATCGGTGTGCCTTATCAAGACAAGTCAAATATTAAAAGATGGAAGAGCTCAGGTAACGGTCTCAGGTGCCGAGGCAATACCTGGTTCATCCCATATGAGACCATTCAAAGCAGAGACTCAGAAAGGCCTCACCCGGCCACATTCCCTCCAAAGCTTCCTGAAATGTGCATCAAGCTCCATGGCCTCAATAAGACAAAGATGGTTCTAGATCCCTTCATGGGAATAGGAAATACAGCAGCTGCCTGCAAGAAGCTCTCTATCGACTGTATAGGCTTCGAGGTGGCAGAGGATTATTATAAGGAGTCTTTGGAGCGGTTTAAAAAGCCGGTATCAGATATATCTAAGGGGGAAGATAAGCGTGAAGCCAAGAAAACTCAATGCAATCATTATGTATAATGGAGGAATTCCCGTTACACCTTTGGAGAGGATAATTTTACCCGCAGCCAGAGAAGAACTCGATCCTATAGCAAAAACATTGACTGCTCCTAAAAAACAAAAGAATGTTCTCGATCTTTTTTCAAGCGCTTCATTCCCAACGGGGTGGAATTTAAGGAAAAGAAAACCAGGGGCGCCACAATTGCATTTTCAATATAACGGAAGCGCTTTAAATGGCACTCCTTATACGAATACTATTCAAGATGTCTTTGTGTGTGTTGTTGCCGGAACGACTAAGAACCCGGATCCACAAAGAGTCCTTTATATTCGCGATTTGCCCTTATCGGGGGAGGACCCTCTTGATTTCGATAAAGACCCTTATAATAGAGAGACGGCATGGCTCACTCTTTATATATGGGGCAAGGACACTGTAAACTCATTCTGGAAAGCTTCTCATCAGGTTAATGCTTATTTTACGCTCGAAGGGGAAGTGAAAGGAACAGAATTGGCAAGGCCCTAAATATATGGGAAGAGCCGTGAGAACCATCCTGAATCTTTTGAACGAAATAGCCAAATCCTATGGGGTAATAATCTCTTCAGAGACCACATATGATGAAGACAGGCTGGCCACTGGATTTATAGTCATACCTGAGTGCGGGCAGAGTTTCATTATTTTCATATCTGATGAAGACGTGACAGAACTCTATAGCGAAAGATTTGGGGAAGAGAAACTCGATGAACAGATAGCATCAGATCTCGAAAAGTATTTCAAAAAATGTTTTATGCTCTGGTCAAATAACAGGGACAAAGAGGGCCAGCATTTTTATCAGGGAGAATGATCCCTACTCCCTACCTTCTCCCCCAGCTCCGGCAGATCGGCGCCTGGTCGGTCGAGAAATCCTACCCCACACCCCCCCGCGCTCCATGACCTTCCCCGGGAGTTTCACCTTTACCGGTAGGCATCCTTTCTCATAATCACATCGGTTGCATAGTAGACCTTCTCGCCTTCTTCAAAGCGAGCCTCGAACATGATGCGCCATTCTCCAACCGCAAGACGAACATGATTCCTCTCAGTCTTGAGCTTCTTGATATCCACAGGAAGATCGTTTTGCCATTTCCGGATCTCGGCTCCTATCAATTTTCTAGTCTTCTGATCGAGGGTTCTGAGCGTTTTTCTTGTCGGTTCTGGGATTTTCACATTCATAATCCCAGCTCCTCGGCGACCTCTCTGAAGGAAGACACTCTCCCCTCAGTGATGGCCTTTCTGCTCTCCGCGATATGTTTAAGGCATTCATCGCTCAGTTCCTTATCTTCTTCGGGAAGGCTGTCCAAGTATGTCATGAAGGCCTCTTCCTTGAGCTTCTTTTCATGCTCGGCAAGGATGGTCTTCAGCGAATGAATATAGGCCAGAACCAATGCGGCCTGATACTCAGGCAAAGATTCCAGGGCCTCAAGCAATTCTTTTTTTGTGTCACGTTTTTCCATAGAAACCCCCTATCTCTTCTTATTCTTCCCGTATATTAGTTTCAATCCACGCCCTTGTGTAAGGGCGACTCATATATTTGGCCCCACGACCTTCCCCAGAAGCTTCACCATGGAGTAAGTGCTCTCATCCTCTGTGTCCTTCCAGAAGTGCCACTCTATGCCTTTGGGATTCTCGCTCTGCAGGCCTATATCAATGATGTTATCACGCTGATGAAACCAAAGCCGGCGGACCATATACTCCTGCTTGTCATCGACATGCACCACAGCAATGTCACCATTGTCACACCATACCTCAATGAAGTCGTATTTCTTGACATATATATCTGAGCCATCGTGAATGAAGGGCTCCATACTGCTTCCTTTCACCGAAACCACATAATCCACCGGTTCCAGCCAGTCAAACTCCACATCTTCATCACTAAAAAGATCCTCGATGGCAATGTACATCTTCCCCGCTCCGACAGGTAACGCCACCTTTGGTTTCCTATGCCTCAGCGAGAAGATGGGATCTTTTCTCCGATTGCCCTTCTTGGCCAGGCTTATCACTTCTGCCTTCCAGTTGACTGGGTCGGAGTGTTTTCTGGCAGATGCCTCCCCCGGGAGCTGGGCCAGGCCGGCCCGGAGATCTCCGGGAGACTCCCCTGACGCTCTTTGATCGAGTCGAGTTATAATGGCGTCACCGAGTCGTTTTATCTCTTCTTTCACATCTTCAGTAGAATTTCCCACTTTTTCAATCAATTCCGTGTAGTGACTCTTTCGAAGGTAGAATTCACGCCCTTTGTGTGGTGGGTGGAATTCATCCGGGATTTCCCTTTCTTCCCGGGGGACTGGGGCGTCCGGAAGGAACATCTCGCCCTCGCCGGTGAGGAGCCAGTTGATGTTGACTTGCTTGCCGGTCTTTTTCTTGAAATCTTCGGAGGCGAGTTTTCTTAAAACCTGAGACGAAGGCTGTATTTCTCCACGCTCATATTTCGTTATGGCGGAAGACTTTTTCTTGGGATCAGTCTTGAGCTCCAGGATGTCTTCGAGTTGGTTTTGGCTTAATCCCAATACCTTTCTTAGCTCCCTGAATCTGTCTTTCATGGAGTTAATCTCGTTTCTTTTATATCAAGCAACTGCGATGCATATTTATTTCCCATTTTAGCAGCTCTTTCTAATACAGATAATCCGTCTTTCGCTTTTATATTTACGTCAGCACCTTTGTTTATAAGATGGGATACAATTTTATAATGTTTGTCTATCAATGCTCGATGCAGTGGAGTATATTCATCTGCATCCTGAATATCAACACTCATTCCATTTGCTATTAGATAATCTATGGCTTCTATATTTTCCCAATATACAGCGTAATGCAAGAGACTCCATCCACCAGAAGACTTATATATTATCAATTCTGGATTACTATTTAATACCGATATCACTTTCCCCATGTTACCGTGTGAAGTAGCCACTTTAAGATATCCATACAATTTTTCCATACTTTCTGATTCTTGTTTGTTTTTACTACTGTCAAGTGATTCCTGAGGTTTACCAGGTTCGACAGAACTTTTGCAATGTTTGCAAATGATGGCATCTTTCTTTATAATCTCGGCGCAGAATGGGCATTTTCTTTCTTGAGATTCTGCTTTTTTAATCTCTATTGATTTGATTGCACATTGCCTACACATTTCTCTTCCTTCTGCTACTTCAATCCCACATTGTTTGCATTTAAAAATCATGTTCGGGCCTACGGCAATTAGCAACCAGCCTATGGGACCAAGAAGGGCACCCCAAAAAAATCCTGCAAATGCTCTCCCCTTTGAGCTTCCAATAGTTCCGCCAATTCCACCACAAATGATAGCCCAAAGAATAATCCACAATATGTATGAATTCATATCAAAAGCCATAACAGAAACCTCCAAAAATATTTTTAATCGCTGTTAAGCCTTTTTATTATATTACTCATTTTAGATTTCCACAAATGGTGAGATTATTTTAATCATCATATATATGTTGACTTATCCTCATATATTGGTTATACTATTCTTAGGTAAACAACTTATGAGGTGACAAGATGTCGCAGACTCCAGAAAGACTCTCAGATGCAGCAGACACCCTCCTTCAAGTCATTAAGCGCTTCAATGAGGAGAATCTCCTTTCGAAGGCTTTAAGAGATCAATATTCATCAACACCAGAATATTCTCGTACCGATGAAGAAATTCGAGCTCAAAAGTGTGAAGCTCCATTAGTATCCCAAAACAGTAATTTATATAATCTGCATCGCGCAATTGTGATAGTTTTGACGGATCATCAGAATGCTTTGCGTAAAATTTGGCAAAATCCACATGGATTTTCTGAAGCTCTTGAAATTCGGAAAATAGTTGAGCTTCAACTTGCTCAAATTGAGCATCTGGTGAATCTCCCTCCTGAACGCTTTTTTCCTGAATTTTTCTCTCCTTCCCCTTCTTATATAGATCCAGTAAGTATTCTTTTGCTGGCATCACTTGTAGAATTGTTTTTCCAGCATTTAGAAGCAAGTCAAGAGTTGATTGAAGATCCATATGATTCCCGCCTTTCAAAATCTAAATTATTGAGGTGACAAGATGTCGCAATCCAAAACCCCAGAAAGACTTTCCGATGTAGTTTACACCATCCTTTTCGAGCAGATTCAATGTCTGCAAAGAATCAACAAGAAACTGGCAGACCCCCAATACGCACCTACAGAAGATGTGTGTTCGACGATCAGGAAAAATTCCATGACCATGCTTCAGATCGCATATCACTGCAATCACTCTGAGATTATTTTGGTAGAGACATCTTCGGAATAGACTTAGCATATTTTTCCCTGAGCTTAGACCATTTTTCTTCTGAGGAGTCATTGAATGCTGAATCAACGTCATTCAACATTACAAAGAAGTTCACAAACAATCTTGGCATATCTTCCGGCCTTGCGTTCGGATTCTGTGCACAGACTTTCGTTAACTCATAAGCCATATCAACCTTTTTCATGTCCTGAATCATTTTTGTTTCCCCTTTCCTATTTTAAATTAGCGAGGTGACAAGATGAGTTTTCAAAAAATCATATTCCCTTCCGAAGTCTCAGAGATAGCATTTTTCGACAGTCCAGATATCGATAACGCCGGTCTTGTCCATATGATAGGCAGCCGGCCTGGAGTCCATTATCCAGAGCCTACAAGTAAAGGGCCTATTCGAGCGATGACATTTCGCTCAGATTCTCCCCTGGAGGCTCAGAAGTTGTAAAATATCTTCCCCTTTTGGGATCATAGCCAATGTTTAGATGAAAATCTTTTGGTCTTTTGCCGGTTAGTGCAGCAACTTTAAGGAGGTCTTGGTAGGAAATGAGAAGTTCGTCGCTCTCAATCTTCTCAATGTTCTCGGGTGGGGTGAGCAGTGCGATAGCAAAATCCTTGACTGTGAACCCTTTTTCCTCTCTGGCCTCTTTGATAAATTCTCCTGGTTTTTTCATAAATGTTTCCCCTTTCCTATTTTAATCTATCGAGGTGACAAAAATGGACGAACCCCTTTCCGCATATGATTTTCTCACTGAATGCCTGAAGTCGCTACCCTATTCACGTCGGGTCAAAAACCCCTCTTCCGCTTCATCCAGAGATGAAGATTTAGAGTATATCCGAAAGAAGTTTCAGCTCGACACAACTCATGACAAAAATCCAAGCTCGCCGCAAGCATCTGATTATCCACAGGCATATCCGGCTTACTCCGTAAAAGCTTTTGAATTTTTTCATAGTCTGCTTGAGATTGCTTCAGCTTGTCAAAAGCAGCATTCAACTCAGGAGAATTCTCCTTCTCCAAAAACTTCGCTATCTTCAAATAGCTTTCAGGTGTCATTTTTTCTAACCAATTTCCCATATCGAAACTATTCATCAGATTCTATCCTTTCTTTGTGAGGTGACAAGATGCGTCAAAGCTACACAGTAAAAGTCCTCCCGTCCAAAGGTGAGTATCCGGTTCTCCACCTGAACGAAGATAGAGAAAACCCGGTATGGACTATCTTGGTCCCTCAAAATCTTTTCGAGGGTGTTCCAGAATCCTTCGGGCTCGTTCTCCAGGGACTTTGTCCCGACTTACCTCTCTATTACTCAACGGATCAAAAACAATTAGTATCGCTTCGTCAGATTCAGGAAAGTAATAGTAAATCTCAAGAGGGAAAGGCCCAATCGGATGAATCACTTGAGCGCCCTTCGGAGCCTGATCAATGTAATGCTGAATTATCGGAGCCAGGTCAATCTCTGGCATAATTGGTTCCCACCTTATCTATTTTTTAATTATGAGGTGACGCTATGACACTCAGTCAAAAGTATCTGAAAACGCTTCTCGACAGAATTGACGGTCTTCTTGAACAACGGCCTGCGCCAGGCTTTCTGGGAGAGGAAATCGAGATACTCACCACAGTCGTGACCCTTCTCGAAAAGATCAACAACCTCGTCCAGAGTGATATCTTCACTATGTCTGATTTTTCTGAGATTTTTTCTAAAGAAAAGTTTAATGCCGAACTATGCGGGATCAACTTCGACCCATCTGAGACTTCCGCAAAAGATCAGCCTGAGCCAGTATCACATCCAGAAAACTGTCAGCAATCCGATAAAGAGCCTTCGGAGACATTTCTTCAGGAAGATCGGGCTCAAGTTCTTTCCATGATTTTACCTTATTTTCCAAAGTCTGCTCAGATTGTTTTACCGTTTCCAGGATTTTCTCTCTCAGTTTCTTCAACTGCTCTGTTTCGGGCGAGTAAAATCCTTTTGGATCAAAACCCGATTGACTCATAAATTCCACCCCTTACCTAAAAATTTAGTCAAGGAGATATTACCATGATCCCACGTGAAATTCAAGGCAAAATCAGGATGATGCTCTGGGAGAAAGGCCTCAGAATGGTTGATGTTGCGAGAGAGCTTGGTGTCAAGCAAGTCAGTGTCAGCAGGATTGTAAACGGTAACGAAAAGCCTTATGGCAAGGTCCGTGACTATCTCTGCCGGCTGCTGAATATGACGCCGGACGAGCTCGTCGGGAAATCACCGGACCAGGCTGCATAATTCGCAATCCCCTCTAAATAGGGTCAAGGAGGCACAGATGGACGAAGTAAATCAGACTCTCAAAAGAATCGAAGCTATGCTCAGGATTATACTGGCATTGAGGGGAGTTACATACGATCCTGATCTCGATGCGTCAATATCACCTGAAGAAATGACGAAGCAAGCGTATACAGGAACCCGGGAGTTACATTATCAGGTAGGTTGCCATCAAGAGCATTCCAGCGCTCAACAGCCTCATTGAATCGCTGTATATTAGCTTCATTCTTAGCTTTTCTTTCGTCAGGAGTCATTATGGTATCACCACTTTCTTATGAATTTCAATCCCTTTCACGGGTCAATAAGGCCTGTATAGCATCCAACTTCTCTATGACCAGGGCGATGTCCGCCTTGGTAGACGGGAGCCTGTCGTCGATATCCTCCTCTCCAAAGAACCAGGAAACACGCTTACTGGTTATCTCAGCAATTTTACAGAGCTGCTCGATGGACAGCACACTGGTGCCAGCTTCGAATCTATGTACTTGCTGGCGTTTGATGCCCATTTTTAGGGCCATATCGACAACACTCAACTTGACATCCAGTCTGGCTTCTCTGATTCTTTGTGGCAACATTTCTATCATACCCCTTATGATAATCTGTATGATGTTAGTTGACAAGTGTATGATGTTGTGATACTATATGTATGATGAGGTGATACAGATGGCTCTCAAAATCAAAGAACTGAGAACTCAAAAAGGACAATCACTGGAATATGTAGCCAGGGCTATCGGTGCAAAAAGGCAGGCGGTATGGACCTGGGAGAAAGGGCGCTCGAACCCTACCCCGGACAATATAGTCAAGCTTGCCGATCACTTTGGCGTGACTACTGATGAGTTACTCGGCAGAAAGTCTGCATAGGAGTTAACGATGAGCACACCAGCAGAAGAGCTTCTTGTCGAAATCCAGGCCCTCATTGCCGCTAGAAACAAAGCTCCGCAGCTCCTCACCATAAAGGAGGCTGCTAAGTATCTTGCGGTGTCGGAGAGCACCATAAGACGCTGGATCAATCTCCAGAAAATCCCGGTGGTCCGGTTCGACGATACCGTGAGGCTCAATGTCGAGGATTTGAAAAAACTCGTGAAGGCCTGCACTCAGCAGGTGCACGAGATATGGAGATCGCAACCTCCTTCAATTCGGGTCAGGAGGAGGCGTTCCGCTTGAGCAAGTCACGGATTTCAATCAGTAAGACTTTAAGCTCTGCGATGTCGGAGAGCATTGCCGTACGGTCCTTCACTTTTGCCAGCTGTTCGGAGGCGTCATGAACATCAATATAGATTTTCTCAGTTGTAAGCACGTCAACGATCTGAAAGTCCAATGCTTTGACAATCTCGCTCAGTTTCTCGATGTTGGGCTGTCTTCTGCCAGATTCATAATGATAAATTGTATTGATGTCGCATCCCAGAAGGTCTGCAAGCTCTTCCTGTGTCTTTTTCCTGAACTCTCTCAATACTTTAAGACGTTTACCCAATTCTTTCCTTGTCATATCAGGATTATATCCTCTTACTTACAATTTGACAATCTTACAATTCGTAGGTATAATGTATTTAATCCATACAAAATGTAAGGATGGTGTGTATGAAGAACCTGAAAGAACTCCGCAAGAAAGCTGGTTTGACTCAACTGAGGCTGGCAGATTTGCTTGGCGTCACCGAAGATGCCGTATGCGCCTGGGAAGCCGGGAGAAGGAATCCCTCCCGCAGGCATCTGGAGAAGATAAAGAGCTTTTTCAACGTTTCCTGGAACGAGATTATGGATTCAGCGGCATAGGAGGCACGGATGTCAGAAAACCTGTCACTCATTCATCAGAGAGAAGTCCTTGGTAAGGACTTCAAAGTCTATGGCGACTTCGAAAACCCCCGCTTCTTGGCGAAGGATGTTGCCGAGTGGATTGAACACACAAATCCACGAATGATGCTTGAGTCAATCGACCCCGAAGAAAAGGGGGTAAGCATTGTTTACACCCTTGGCGGACCCCAGGAAGCATGGTTCCTCACTGAGGATGGCCTCTATGAAGTCCTGATGCAGAGCCGAAAACCTATCGCCAAAGACTTCAAAAGACAGGTCAAAGAGATTCTCCGCAACGTCCGCAAGCATGGCGCATATATGACGCCTGAGACCATTGAACGCTCCCTCACAGACCCCGACTTTATCATTCAACTTGCCACTACACTGAAGATAGAACGACAGAGGAGGCTTGAGGCTGAAGAAACTCTGAGGCTCAACGCCCCGAAGGTCAACTTCGCAGAGTCAGTGGAGATCAGCAAGGATAGTATTCTCGTGAGATTCCTGGCAAATATTCTAAAGCAGAACGGTGTTGACATCGGACAGAACCGCCTTTTCGACAAATTGAGAGAGAACGGATATCTCATTAAGGGCGGCAAAGACAAGAACATGCCCACACAGTATTCGATGGACCTCGGTCTTTTCGAGGTCAAGGAGCGGACTATCAGCACCCCAGAAGGCGAGCCCCGTATAAAACGTACTCCATATGTCACCGGCAAGGGGCAGGTATACTTCGTCAATATGTTTCTCAAGACTGCCGCCTGAGAGGGGAGGAGTGCCCGGGGAGCTGGCCAGGCGTACCCCGGGAGCGGGGATTGACGACCTACCCTGATCATACCAGATTCGAAAACCTTTGACACGGGCTCATAAAAAAATATTCCAGGAGGCTCGATGGCGATAAGTAACACCTCATTCCAGTCGAAAACACCCCATCTGGACCGGGCAGTCGAGCTCGGGATGGATATCATTATCAAATGCAATAGCACGCTTGAGCTTAACCAGATGCTCATCAATTACAATGCTGAGCTCGATGATCTGCGCGGTAAGAGACACATCGCCATCCATAATCTTACCAGGATCACGGCACGAGAGACGCAGATCGATTCTCTCCAGGGCGCCATCCATCAGCGCATCAATGAGCTCCAGACCGAGAATAAGGATGCAGCACGAGAAGCCAACACTATCGCTGAACATACCAAGAAAATTCTGGAGCACTCAGTGCTCAACAACTGCACCATCAACATCGAGTAACCTTTCGGGAGGCAATCAATGCAATCATCACAAGAGAATGCAGCCCCAATGCAACAACTGGAAGCACCGAACCAGCCTGCCTCCCGATTTCACTCATCCGAGGAAGCAGCTTTCGCTCTTGTGATGCTGCTTATGTTTGAGGAGCGGATCGATGTGATTGAGAGAGGGGAGGTGAAGCGGGATGATGGAGAGTGAGGAAATGACCACTTTTCTTCTGAGATTACCAAAAGATTTGATGGAAAAAATAAAGCTTATGGCTGAATCGGAGAGACGGAGCTGCAATAACCAGATATTGCATTTTCTTTCCGGATCTATTGATGGGCATCGTTCTCTCGAGCGTCCAACTCCATGCAATGCAGCTGATCATATTCAGCTTCGTGAGCTTCATAATCCCTAGAATCACTATATCCCTTTACAGCAAACTCAAGGAGACGAACGATTTGAGAATTGAGAGAGCGTCTTTCCCAACGTGCAACCCGATCAAGATCTTCCTTAAGTTTTCGAGGGAGTCTCAAAAGAAATGTGGTTTGGTTTTTATTGTCATCCATATCATTATTATATCAATTAGCTATAAAATTGCAATGATATCAAAAAGATATTGACATTATATCATTAACAAGATATAATAATGATATCAAAAAGATATCATAAGGGAGGTGGTGCTTTGAAAGATACTCTGACCATGTCGGTCAGGATGCCGGCGGAGTTACAAGCCCGGATAAAACAAGCGGCGGAGGCAAGCAGACGCAGTATAAACTCACAGATTGTCTTTGAGCTTGAGAAAGTGTTCAACAAAGATTATTTCCGCACTATTTTTGATAAGGAGGTGATAAAGCAGTGACAATAAGCTTTCAGGATTTTCTGCAAGCAATCTTCATGATGGGGGTCAAAACCTGGCCGGCGTGGGTGTTGGGAGGAGTTATCCTTGTCCTGGAGTTGATGCAGGAAAACAAAGACCGCCAGAGAGGAAAGCTCTGACGGTCCAAAACCGAGAGAAAATTCTACACCCTCAGTATACACAAAGCGCTGGGGGTACGTCAAGAAGGAGGGAAAAAAGTGATTGCTGAGTTGATAGATTGTGAGCTCGTCGACGAACGCCTCACAAAAAATCAGGATTGGGGGCCAAAGAAGAAATTTTATGCTTCAGATTTGGGACGCTGCAAGAGAGCGCTCTACTATGACTTCAAGCCAGGAACTCCAAAGAAGCCACCACAGGCCAAGAGCATAAGGAGAATGGCAATAGGCGAAATGCTCCAGGCATACCACGAAAAGTATCTCAAGGATCTCGGCTTGCTTATCTCTTCAGAAGCATATATCCCTAATGGAACCCTGGGCGGAAGAAGAGACTGGATTATAAAAAACCCAATTCTCCCTGACGAAGAGAAGGTTACTGTCGAAGTCAAGACACTTAACCAGCAAGATGCTGACGGGCTCCTGAAAGCTCTCGATGAGATTGAATGGGTGCGAGAGCACAAGAAAAACTATTTACATCAGATCCTCTACTACCTTATGGAGACAAAACAGCAGAAAGGCCTGTTGCACTTCATCGGACTCAACGGAGTTGCACTTGACGTGGAAGTCAATATCGACGAGTTGGCTGATGAAGTAGCGGCAGTGACAAAAGAGATAGAATCATACGCCTCACTCGCGCTCTCAGAAGATCCCCCACAGAGAGAATACAAACTCAAGAAAGACTGGCAGTGCAATTACTGTGATTATGCCGAGCACTGCTGGCAAGGATACACGCCGGCAGAAAATGAGATGCCTACAGAAAGCGAAGCAAAACTGATAGCTGACTTTATTGTCCTCAAAGACCACGAGAGTGAGATCAAGAAAAAGCTTGATGACGTCAAGGAAAAGCTTGAGATTGTGCTTTTCAAAAAGCAGGTTTCTGAGCTTGTCGGCCCGATAGGTGGCGTGAAGTTCCAGGTCAAGAAATCTGTTGAGTATGACGAGGAGATGCTCCAGGAACTCCTCGAGCCTGAAGTCTTCAGTGAGCTCCTCGAGGTGTCGGACTCAAAACTGAAAGCTCTCATAAAGCAGAAAAAAATCAAGGAAGCGGACCTGGAGCCGGCGCGGACTGTTTCGTATTCCAGATCGCTAGTTCAAATCAAAGGAGGTAATTGCAATGTGTAAAGATGTTACCGAGAGTCAAGAAATAATCTCCACTCAACTCCAGACAATAAAACTCGGATCAATGACCATGACTATACCAAACAACGAGATCGCAGCAGCCTTGGCGAAAGCCCAGGGAGTTATCACAAACGCCAAAAAAACATCCAATAATCCCTATTTCAGCAAGAAGTATGCAGCCCTTGATGAGGTATGGGATGTGTGCCGTCAACCGTTATCTGAAAATGGACTTGCCTTCACCCAATGGCCCTCAGCCGTGTCCACTGGAGAGATGGTCAGATGGAGAGACAAAGAGGGAAATACAAGAGAAGCGCCTGGCGCTATCGTAACCATTACTTCTTTGCTGGAGCATTCTTCAGGACAATTCAAGTGCTCTGAGTATTCTTTGCCTGCGGTATGGGATGCTCAAAAAGAGGGGTCTGCAATCACCTACGCCAGAAGATATGCCATGATGGCGATCCTCGGCATTGCTCCCGAGGATGATGATGGTAATGATGCATCAATGCAGAATGACCAGGGCGGACAGAAACCGGCACAGCAGCAGCAGCAACAACAGCAGCAGAGACCTCGCCAGCAGCAAACTCAGAAGCCGGCAGATAACACTCAGAAACCAGCACAGCAGGCAACCTCCCAAACTCCTGCATCACAGACCCAGACTGCCCAAAATTCACAGACAACGACTCAACAGGCACAGGCTCCAGCAGCACAAAACCCTGTTCAAATCCCCTGTAAACATTGTGGAAAAGACATAACTGGAAGAGCCATCATAATCAACGGCGCTACTGTCTCACTCAGAGAGCATACCGTGAAACACTTTGGTTTCCCCCTCTGTGAAGAGTGCCTCTCCAAAGATCAGGCCAGGACTGCAGCTGAGAAAAATCAGGATCCAACCCAGACACCAGCAACGCAGGCACAGACTCCGGCACAGACCCAAGCCACAACACCAGATCAAAACGAGGCCTGGCAGGGCATTCCCTGTCAGAAGTGTGGAACCAAGATATACGGGAACTTCAAAAACGGTAAGCCAAAGGCATTATACAGTAAACAGAAACTCGGTGGCTGCTTCTGTGATAAGTGTGGTGCTGAAGAGAAGCAGCGCCAGGAGGAAGAGGCTAAAGCCAAAGTCCTCCCTCAGCAGCAGGCCGCATAACACTGCATATTTCCTCCTGAAATATGATTGATGGTTTAGAAAAGTTCCCGGGAGCTGGGTACCCACCCCCAACCTCCCGGCTCCCGGGGGCGATATTTTGGAGGCAACAATGAAAGTCAAAATCAAGATTGACGGCAAGAGGATTGAGGTTGACGTATCAGATCGCGATTGTCCTAAGCGTCCGTGTTTCGGATACCATAAATGGCAAGTACGGTCAACAACGCTCACAGGGTCGATGAGTGCGGGAAGCCAGGATTACTACTCCTGCCCTCATCGCAATTATCACGGCTGTCCGATGCCGAAACCTGAACCGGAGAAAGGAGACAAGAAATGACAACCAGCGAAAAACTCAAGCGACTCGAAGATATCACAATACCTCACTTTGCTTGTATTGATGGCAGCGATTCCGGCGCAGAGCAGGAGGCCAGGTCACTCTTCGCCGATCTGCAGCGAGAGCTCCAGTGTTGCGGGAAGGGCTGCCAGTCCTGGTGCCGCCCCGATGATGTTCCACTCACTCCTGTGTCAGGGAGATGTAAGAAGGTCACCAAAAATGGAGTGAATGCGGTGGTATTCGACGGCGATCCCTGCCTACTCAACCAGGAAGCAGCGGCATAAGGAGGTGTGACATGACAAAACAAGATGAAATTGATGTACGCCTCGAGGATATAGCGAATCTCGAAAGTCGAAAGATTCAACTCGAGAAGATTATCCTGAAGAAACGCCTCGAACTCGAAGCCCTGGTGAAGGGAGGTTCACATGTCGACTGCGCTCCGGAACATCTGTAAAAGTTGCGGTGAGCCCTTCCAGGTCTCCTCTGCCACAGATAACCTTTGTTTCTTTTGTGCGATGGAGGCGGACGAGCTCGCCAACCAGGAGCCTGGTGACTTTGATGAGTGGCTGAAAGATAATTTGGAGCCGGCCGAGCTGGAGGCCTGGCATCGGTATAACGCCCAGATGGGGTACGAGGTGCCTCACTTCCGGTCTTTTCGTGTTGGGAATAAGACGGAGGCTAGGAAGATTACTGAGAGATGTCCGGATTGCGGGGACCAGTGTTTGTCGATTGAGGGATGTCCGTATAGATAGGAGAAAATAGATGGATTGGTTTAGAGTTTATAACGATATAACAAAAGATCGAAAATTACGGCGTCATAGGCCTAGCATCAGATGGGCTTGGATAGCAGTGCTCTGTATTGCCAATAATTCTCCGCAGCGAGGAATCTTACTTTTAAGCGATGATATACCCGCAACAGTGGAGGATATTGCCGATGAAGCGGCTTTATCTGTTACCGAGACTGAAGAAGCCTTATCTATATTTGTGAAGCAGGGTATGATTAAAAACATAGGAGACGTTTGGAAGGTTATAAACTGGAATAAAAGACAATTTGCTCGGGACAACTCTTCTGAGCGCGTGAAACGGTTTCGTAGTAAGCAAGAGAAATACCCTGTAACGGTTACTGAAACACCCTGTAACGGTTACAAAAGCGTTTCTGAAACTCCCCCAGAGTACAGAGTACAGAGTACAGAGAATAACCCCCCTACCCCCCTTCTTTTTTCCGAACACACCCAAGAAGCGATCAATGAGGTAGAAACGACAGCCGCCGAACTTGTCGTTGCCTTTCATGCTGTCTACCCCGAACACCGTAAGAAATACTCGACCGGCGGAGCCATAAAAGCTAATGATGAATTCGCTCAGCGCCTAAAAGACGGCTGGACCAAGGAAGAAATCCTGAACCGGATCAATCTCAACTGGCCGACAGCCAACGGTCCTCCAGCTCCGTGGGAAATATTCGGTAATCCCCCAGACGATGTGCACTGGGGCCCCGGTCACAGGCACGCAACAGAAGACGAGTTCAATGCCTGGGCGCTGACTCAAGTGTGAGGTGAAAGATGCACGAAGTATCAAGCATAGACGCATACGTCAACGAAGAAATCGCAAAACTGCCGGCCCACTCCTGCGGAAATAAAAGCTTCAAAGTGGTGCTCAGGGACAGATGCACTCCCGAAGAGCTTAAAAAGTATTTCGGCAACAGCAACGCCTGGGCAAAAGTCATGTGTGCTCCCTGCAGCGATAGATGGGGAAATGGCCTGATAAAGTGGCTTGCAAAGCCAGATAACGCGAAGCAGAAAAAATCCAGAAGCGGAGCTGCATACTACAGGGATTATTACAGGCAGAAAGATGGCAAGCTGAAATGCTGGCTCTGTGAGGATACGGAGGATGAAATCACAAACGGTTTCGAGCATCATCACATTGACTGGAAGTATGAGACCGAGAAAGACTATGCACCGGAAGAAGTAAGAATCCTATGCAATCCCTGTCATGACATACTCACCTCTCTGAAACGTATGCTTACAAACAAGAAGAAGGGTAAAATAAATACTCCTGCATACTGGTGTGGTGTTGATAACTGCCCGTGCTCTATCAATATGAACTGCAACCATTCAGACTTTGAAAACTGTGAATCTCGCATAGAGGTGGCATAGTGGAATACCAAGATTTTCAATATGTTGACGTGGCAACCGGCGGAGTACAGAACCGTAACCAGGTGTATCAGGTTACGAAAGCGATATTTACCGGCCAGGCCGAGTGCTACAGAACTTATTTCAGATATCCTGAGGAATTCAGGAAGCACGTCGAAAAGACGAAGAGCGTGAAGGGTTACTCGGGATTCGCTTACTCGGATTGGTTTCCTGTGGATATCGACAGCAACAATCTGGAAGAGGCTTTGAAAGCGGCGCGTGACTTCCTGATAAAAATAGGGCTTACTTTCGAAGTAGAGCTCAAATCTCTTCCCATCTTCTTTAGTGGAGCCAAAGGATTCCATATCTACCTGCCGGCTAAGATGATGGGGATCACACCATCCAAGATCATCGCCCAGGCTTACAAAAAGTTCGCGGCGCTACTGCTAACGCCATGGGATATCAAGTATGACCCTTGTATTTATGATGTGACGCGTCTTTTCAGGATCACTAACACTATTAATGCAAAGACAGGGCTTTTCAAGATTCCATTGACAGCCGAGGAGATAATTGATCGGGATGTCAACTATATCACGGAACTTGCAAAGGCTGTGAGAACCGGAGTAACGATTGAACCTGCAATACAAAACCAGGGACTTACGGCGATTTACAAGGATGCCACAGAGCAGGCCAACGGAAAACCAAAGATTAATGGTGAGCCTGTTGACATCTCTCAGGTAATGCCACAAAACACAAAGCTCTGCTATCTCAATCTCTTGAAAGGCGTGCCTAATGGTCAGTGGGATGACAGTGCCTTCAGACTTGCTTGCCATTTCAAAAAACAGGGGCTTCAGGAAGATATGGTGCTGAATCTTCTTCTTGCCTGGAACGACCGAAACCCGCCTCCGAGAACAGATCATAAGCTTGCAGCGAAAGTGAAGAGTGCGTTCAGCAGCAATGCTCGCAATGACTTCGGCTGTAATGATCCCATTCTTTCGGCATATTGCGACAAGTCCTGCTATCTCCTCAACAAGACCCAGAGAAATACCCTGGACAACAGCGTGGTTTTGACGTTCGACGAGCTCATCCTGGAGTATGAAAAGTATACACGAAGCTTGAAAGATCGGCTTTGTAAGCTGGATATACCAGTAATAGGTCAGCTTATGAGAGGCATAGCTCCAGGAGAAGTGCTTGCTATTTTGGCCAGATCAGGTGTTGGAAAGACTGCCACCATTCTCAATTTGATGATGCGGATCGGTGTGTCTAACCCCACGATGCCTCAACTCTTTTTCACTCTCGAGCAGCCAGCTCCTCAGATATTTGAGCGCATGGCTCAGATATCCTGTAAGCTGAAGGGCATAGAAGTTGAGAACATTTACAGCGACAATGAGCCAGCACTCAGAAAAGAAGTGGAAAATCTCACCAGAAGATTTTTTCAGAATGTTTTGATCGTCGATAAAGATTTTCTCACTCCCGCTGACATGACTTCTATATTCAGGATTGCAGAAAACAAGATCGGTAAGAAGATAGGCCTTATGGTAGTTGACTATATGGGACGAATGAAAGGAAGCGGGAAAAATTCTTATGAAAATCTCAGCCAAAATGCCCAGGAAATAAAACATATGGCCAAGGAGCTCGACGTCGCTGTGATAGGTGTTGCCCAAGTGGGGCGCGAGAAAGGTGGAGATGGCTCAATACCTCTTGATATGGATAGCGCTCGCGACTCTGGCCAGGTCGAGGAAGCAGCGGACTTTGTTCTGGGGATGTGGAGACCGAACCTGAAAAAGAATGCTGAAAAAGATGAAGATGAATTGGTTATAAAACTGTTAAAAAACCGTAAAGGACCGCAATATGTTCAAGTAAGTATGAATTTTATCAAGAGATTCCTCAGAATCGACGGGTATGAGAAGTCATTTTTCGATTTCAACAACGAAGAGAGCAGGTGGGTTGAAGATGATGACCTTCCATTCTAAGCCAAAGGTGATATCAGAAAATCGTATTGAAGGCGTAAAAGTAATGTATTCTCAGGAACTTGATGCGTTCTATCTATGGTGTGAGGATCGGAGTGAATCTAAGCATTATAACGACTGGATTGGTGGTGGTAAACTTCCTGTATATTCAACACAGGAACTACGGAAGCTTAAAGACACGTCATATGAGCATAAGAAATTTGTGCATCAGGCGAAAGAAATTTTCAAAGGAAGTAAGGTGATACAATGATTAATCGCATTATCCTCATTGGAAGACTCACTGCCGACGTAGATGTGAAGTTTACCCAGTCAGGCAAGAAGGTCGGTAAGTTTAATCTGGCAGTGGATAAAGGTAGGAAGGACAGCGACGGCAAGCGGGAGGCAGACTTTTTTTCCTGCCAGCTCTGGCAAGAGAGTGCTGAGCGAGCCGAGCAGTATCTGCACAAAGGAACCCTGGCATATATCGAGGGCAGAATAGAGAGCCGTGAATACATTGCTCAGGATGGACAGAAGCGGAAGGTCTGGGAGGTACAGGTCGGGACCTTCAGAGCGCTCAACAGCAAAAAAGACAACGGCAACAACACCCAGGAGGCTCCACCACAGGAGGCTCAATGGGGGCCTGAGCAGTTTGACCAGATGGCCGCAGCTCAGAATGACGGCGATGACGTGCCGTTTTAGGAGGCCTGATGAACATCTGTATCGCCTGTGGGAAAACAATCTCAGAATTCATCAAGATCGGAAAGAAGCAGATTCGCAATGGGGCTTATGGAACCAAGTTCTGCAGCATCTCATGTGAAAATGATTATACAGTCAATGGTGGCGGTGAAAAGCAGAAGACGAAATGGGTAGCGGAGCAGCTCGACCTATTCGAAATGAAAGGAGTGGCGTGATGAAGGCATTGTCTGTGAAAGAACCCTGGGCAAGTAGAATAGCATATCGAGGCAAAACCATAGAAACCAGGGACTGGTATACGCCATTTCGTGGCCCTCTTCTGATCTGCGCCTCGCGAAAACCGGAGTCTGCTGTATCGGGAAAAGCAGTAGCCATTGTCAATATGATAGACTGCAGGCCAATGAGGCCAGAAGATGAGGTTGCAGGTCAGTGTCTGTATTATCCTGGGGCCTATGCTTGGTTGTTTGCGGATATCAAGCCACTAGAAATGCCCTTCTGTGTGAAAGGGCAGCTTGGGATATTTGATGTGGAGGTGCCCTCATGATCAAGGTGACTATCGAGCTCTGGCCTCTCGGCAACAAAGAAGAGAAATCGCTTCTTGCGGAGGGCACCATCACAAATGATGGAACAGGAACCGCCAAGGAGGGAAACTACAAGTACTTCTTTACTGCTCACGATGGGAGATCAAAGATAGGCGGTAGAGTCTGCGGCTACAGGCGCCTGGATCACAGTGTATTGTATCTGATGAATATGGTGTTCGAAAAGGCTTACAGAAAAAAGTGAGGTGTTGAGATGAGCGATTACAAGACAGAATGTGAAATGAGAGGTCCGGGTGGAGCAAGTGAGGATAATTGTGCGCTATCGGGTGGGATATGCAAAGAAGAAGGCTGCTATAATGCCATCCTCTGCGCCAGCAAGGTACTGGCTTGTGTCAAAATGCCTCACTATATGGTCCTAAAAAGAGAGATTGAAAGCTATGGGTGTAAGCAATGCAAGAATTATGTTGAGGGAAAAACCCCCTATGACGCCACTTGCCTGAAACTTAATGGGCGTATAGCTGATTTTGAGTGCCCTGGTCGAGAACCTCTCCAGCTGGAAACTCCCAAAGAGGAGAACACTCCTCCACCAGTTCCCGCGGCTCCTCCTTCATCGCCCCATATGAGAATACTGGCTCTGGATGTGGCAACCGGTGTCACTGGCTGGGCGCTGCGAGAGGGCGATAAAGTCGTGGAGCACGGCACCATCAAAGCTCCCAAAGGCGACATCGAGGAACGCAAAGATTACATCCGCCAGAAACTCCTCCATTACTGCCTCAACGGACAACCTTTGAGTGTGGTGATGCTGGAGCGCTCTTTTGTGGCTGGCTCAGGTAATACCACGCGGCTCCTCTGTGAGCTCCAGGGTATCATCAAGAGCTACTGTTACCGGATGGGATATCCAATCATTGAGCCATCTCCGACTACCTGGCGGAGTATCTGCCCTGGTTCTGGGAGATGCGACAAAGTCGCGGCGGTGGAATATGCCAGGTTGAAGGAGTATGTATTTGAGTCAGATGATGAAGCCGAAGCCATCTGTATGGCGCTTTCATTCGGTCCTCATCTCGTTGAGGTATTACAAAAATCAGAAAAGGAGAAGAAAAATGGCAAGAGCAAAAAAACAGATGGTAATCACGGGTCAAACGGGGGTAAGCGTCGAGGAAATACCGCTGGAGTTGAGGTTCCCGCCAGTGCAGCCAATGCCTCTTAACGATGACCTTCCTCAGCCCTGGGCAAGTGTACCGGGAGAAGTGCCTGCCGAGGAGTTGAAGCTCTCGAAGCCGATATGTAAGGTCTGCAATCGGGCGCTCTCGGACGATGACGCGTACCCTCTGGATGGAGAGATCTACTGCTGGGATCACTATCCATCATCGGAGGTGCCGAAAGTGGAGGAGCAGCCAGCGGAATCACCAGCGGAGGATCCCCAGGCCCAGGAAGAACCCGCTCCCGAACTCATCACCGAGGCTGCTCCGGAGAAGAAGAAACTCGACCTTTCCGTAATCCTGGAGAACAGCGCGGAGGCCCTGGGATACTCCGAGGAGTACATTCAACAGGTGTATGACTCGGCTGTTCTGGCGGTGGAAAAGCTCGAAAACAGGATCAACCGCGACAGAGAAAAGCTCATCGAGAAGCGGGAACTCGTGGAAGAGCTTGGGCGCAAATTCAGCTTTGTCACGAGGACGAGGGATGATTTGAAAGGCTATGTTCAGGGCAGTCTCCCTTTGAAGTTCGACGATGCGCCAACCGGTGATCCTGGAAGTGAGGTGCAGGCCTCGGCGGAGATCTCCGGGCCGGCTCCGGAGGAAACATCGCAAGAAGCTCCGGGCGCTGAGGAGTTATGCGAACCGGAGCCAGAGCTGAACATAGTGACTGGGCTCCCGGAGGGTGAGATACCGGAAGACGATGTTCCATTCTGAGAGGAGACATTGTGACCTGTGTCCATTGTGGGGTTGAATTCACTGGGCGAAAAAGAAAATTCTGTAGCAATGAATGCTGCAAGAAAGAGTCTTACGCTTATGTTACTACTGCCAGGGAAAAAATTTCAACCTTTCCATATGCACAATGGCCGCAGGAACGGAAAGAACGGTGGGAGGCAGCCTGGAGCAGTGACTGGGGAATGATTAATCTGGCAAGATTAATACGCGGAGTTGGTAGAGGTGAGGCGAAAGGAGAAATCGATATGGCGATGAGTGTGACAGAAGTGAAATGTATGGATTGCAGGATTGAGGAAGAGCCGGCGATCACGGAGGTAGATGACCAGGCCGAGGAGATTAATGTCGTACCAGAGGAGGTACCAAAAGTGAAGCGCGGACGTAAACCCGCGAAAAAGAGCACAGTATACGGCGCAAAAGACATTACTCTAGAGTCCCTCATAGAACTCCATAATCAGGGTTTGACCACAAAGGAGATGAGTAAGCGCCTGGAATGCTCGGACACGAATGTACGCTCACGGCTCAGGAAAGCCGGGTTAGAACCGCTGAAGTCCATTGGCAAAAATGGCGGGAACGGAAAGGTGAAAGATGAGCTCGAAACTATACATCGCATTCCAGTATTGACGGTGTCTGAGGAAAGGGCTGCGCCTCAGCCGGTTGAGCTTGTCGAGAGTCTACCTCCTTCCCCGGTCGAGGCAGTCTTCACAGAGTTGAAAAAGAGCAAGGTTGAGCGCCTGAAAGAGCTTCTCCTTTCCTTTACCGTAGCCGAGCTCCTGGAAGCAGAGAAGACAATGGGTGTGAAGGACTTGTTCGAAAATGTCACAGCTCTGGCACAGGACTTAGCGAATGGGAAGAAGGTGCCGTTATGACCTGGTGTATGGAAACCGAAGAAAAGCAAGACCTGAGAGCCCTGAAAAAGAGCCTGGAACAGATGCGGAAGGAAAATGAAGATCTCAAGAAATCGCTGGATGCGGCGTGGTATGAAATACGATGGTTGAAACTGAAGAATTGAGGAGGTGATGCCTATACACTTAACCTATCTATAGGGCGAGAGTTTAACAGGGAGGGGCTTCTGGATGAGCTTCCTCCCAAAAACATATAGAGGAGGGTTGGGATGTCACAGTTTCCGGTACAGGGTATATATTATCTCAATACAGGCGAACGCACTGCAATAATTCTGAAATTCATTTGTCCTTTCTGCAAAAAAGATATATATTTCACCGGAGCATTTTCCGATCTGGGAGCATTGGTGAAATTCGGACTTATGACATTCTGCCCTGAGTGTGACAATGATTTTTCATGGATGGATGAAGGGGGGATAAGGCCAAAGTTATGCCGAGCCACTTTTTGGGTATCGGCAGCCAAAAGATCCAAGGCTTATTATGATCGCAAAGAGGCACGGACATGTTATTATGAAACGACGCATATGCAAATCCTGAAGCATAGTTCTGAAAAAAATTCCAGGAGACGAAAAGATATCAAAGATACCGCCCCGAAAGTCGAAGGCGATTACTATGCATCCTGAATCATAATTGACAATCCTATCTCTCTGTGATATGCTTATATTGCTACGTGCTGCCCTGGAGCCAGTTGACTCCGAGGGCTTTTTTATTTCCCAGAGAAAAATTAGGAGAGGGTCTATGTGGAGCGGAAAAGCAAGAAAAAAGTCCGCAATAGTCCGCGTATAAAAAAAAGGCCAGCAACAAAGGCTGGCAGACAGGAAGCCTTCCTTTTGGCTTTTTCCAAAACCGGTATCATCAATGACGCCTGTAGATGCACGAAGATAGAGAGGACAATAGTTGCCAAGTGGCGTGAAGATCTTGTCTTTGAAGGGCGCTTTCAAAAAGCTCTCAAGATATCCACCGAACTGATGGAAAGAGAAGCTCTGAGAAGGGCGACTACAGGAACCCTCAAACCTGTCTTTTACCAGGGCGCTAAGTGTGGAAGAATCAGAGAGCACTCGGACACTCTTCTGATGTTCATCCTGAAAAAGAGAGACCCCTCATACCGGGACAAGTCCTTCGAGATAACAGGGAAGGATGGGAAGCCTCTCCAGATTGAAGCTACGCTCACCATCGAGCAGATGATAGAAAAGATGAGGCCTGATGAAGTTGAAGCCGAGCTCGCAAGGATGGAAGCTGAAGAAAAAGCTTCTCGAAAAGAAGCTCAAAGAGAATGAGCATCTTCCCTGGACAGAGCGGAACATAATTCTCAGCGAAGTTCCCTTCTCTTTTAAGGGCCACGAATACCTCAAAGAAATCTATGAGCAGCACCACGGCTATATGGTGCTTGAAAAAGCCAGCCAGATGGGGCTCTCTATCTTTGCTCTGAGCAAGGCCATCTGGGGATGTGACCGATACGGTATGAAGGTTGTTTACTGGTTCCCCAGCCAGGGCGCCGTAAATGATTTTTCCCAGGACCGATTCAGGCCTATCTGCCGTGAGAGCGATTACCTACAGAGCCTGATAGCGAAGGACTCAGTCGACAAGACGCAACTGGTTCAGATTGGAAAGGGAACGCTATATTTTAGAGGGCTCTTCAACCCTCAGCGAGCGCGTGACGGGAAATCAGGCGCCCAGGTCAAATCTGTAGACGCCGACTTCCTCATCTTCGACGAGCTCGACGAGGCGATGCCGAAACAAAAGGAGGCTGCTAAGCACAGGATCGACCACTCGAAATATAAATGGATCCTCGAGCTCAGCACACCGACCATCCCTGACTATGGGATAGATGTCGAATTTCAGCACAGTGACCAGCGCTTTTGGCTATTGAAGTGCCCTCACTGTGGTGAATGGAACTGCACAGAGGAAACCTTCCCGAAGTGCCTGGTGAGGACCGGAGAAGAGACGGTGATCCTCACCTGCAAGAAATGCAGGAAGGAGCTCGACCCTGCCCAGGGCAGTTGGGTGGCAAAGTATCCCAACAGAAAGAAGCGCCGAGGATATCACATATGCCAGCTCTATAGCACTTTCATTGACCTCAATGACGTGCTGGAGGAATACGAGGATCCGCAGAAGGACCGGACCATCTTCTATAATCACAGGCTGGGGTTGCCTCACATTGAAGCGGTCGACAGGCTTCAGAAGGAAGAGGTATATGCCTGCTGCACTTCGGAGCTCACTTTCCCCGGGAGAGGGACATCCTGCTCGATGGGAGCAGATGTCGGACCGAAGGATTTGATTGTCTGCATCAGCGAGCGGCACCCTTCAGGAAAGCGCCGAATCGTGTTTCTGGGAAAGGTCCAGGAGTTCAAAGACCTTGACCCCCTGATGAAGCGCTTCGGTGTGGGCTGCTGTGTGATAGACGCTCAGCCCGAGACTCACAGCGCCAGGGACTTTGCCAAGCGACACAAGCAAAGAGTCTATCTCTGCTATTATCAGGACGGGCTGAAGGGTGAATACAAGTGGACCGACAGGGATGAGCATGGCGTGGGTGTAGTTAATGTCAACCGGACCGAGTCACTGGATGCAACGCTTATTCAGTTCCGGGACCAGGAAATGATTCTCCCGGCCAGGACCCAGGAGATAGAGGAGCTCGCCTCCCATTGTCACGCCCTGGTGAGGAAGAAGCAGGAGAATACTGCCGGAGAGGTCACTTACAGGTATGTGCAGATCGGCGACGATCATTATGCACATGCTCGAAATTATTGCAGAATAGCGGAGACAAAGTGCCGTAATACTTCCTCACGAGCCGGCTCAGTGGGAAGCTATACATTTGACTGGAGACAACAATAATGCCAATACTCGATCAGAATGGTAAACCCATAGAGAAAGAAGTCATGGGAAAAACCTACAACTCAGGGTACTTCCAGGGTATGGGCCAGGCATACAATCCTGATGAGTTCGGGGTGGATAAATACCAGGAAATGTATGACTATGACGATGCCTGCCAGAGTGGTATAGACTTTATGACGCTCTCTGTGCTCAGCCAGCTCGGTGAGTATAGCCACGAGAACGAGAAGATTACCGAGTATATTCAGAAGCAATTCGAGGTAATGAAGGGCTCAATGTACGACGCGGCAGAGGAGATCTGTCATGATGGGCTGAAATGCGGTTTCTCAGTGGGGGAGCTCTGTCTGAAAGTTGCTCAAGAGGTGTCGCTCAGAGAAGTTCAAATGCTCGACCCAAGGACTGTAGAGTTTGACATTTTTAAGGATGGCCCTGAGAAAAACCATATTCAGACGGTAAAGCAATATGGCATTGCTCTTGGTTTTATCGGCAATATACCTCCTCCTGTGGAAAAATTTGTAATTTTCACTCATAAGGGCAGCTATGGAAATCCCTATGGTAATTCAGCTCTGAAGGCTGCCAGGCCGCCACAATATTTCAAAAAAGAGGCTTTAAAGTCATGGGCTATAGCGCTGCATAAATGTGGCACTCCACACAAGGATGTTCAGGTGTCGAAAGAGGCTCCTGAGACTGTGGACGTCGGCGGCGAAACAGTGCCAACTTATGATTTTATGATTAATTCCCTCCGTACTACAAGTGCGGCAACAAATCTGGTGCTCCCCGAAGGAGTGACCGCCAACTATGATGGGAACCCCGGAGACATCGGAGCCATCTTTGAAAACGCTATCAACTGGGCGGACAAGTGTATATACAGGGCAATCCTCATTCCAGGGCTTACCGCAAGCTCCAACGAGGATAAGGGTGGCAGTAGATCTCTGGGTGAAACACATTTCAAGCTATTCGCCCTAGCGGTCAAACGGCTCAGAGATAAGCTGGTGGATTGCATTCTTGACCAGATAATTCGCCCACTCATTCTTTGGAATTTCGGCCTCCAGGATGACTGGGGTGATTTCCATTGTGATGAATTCGATGCTGCAGTGGCAAAGCTTATGAGTGAGATATTCGCTTCTGCGGTGGATAAAGGGATACTCAATGTTGACAGGCTCAACGATCTGCGCTATATGCGTAATAAGATCGGAGCTCCAGAGATTACGGATGAGGAGTTTAACGCAGAACAGGCCGAGAAAAAAGCAAAAGCTGCAGAAATGCAGAAGCGCCTCGAGGAAAACAGAAAAGCGCTGGAGCAGCAGCCTGGTCAGAAGTCTCCTTCTCCTGAGTTACAGAAGCCTCAGAAGGCGGCATTCAGCAGGGTAAATGGAGTCGACTCCTTCTTTGTCGAGGTTGGATATGCTGCATGAAATTGTGAAAAAACTCTTCATTATCGTGCTTGCTGAAAAGTTTCTGGAAAAGGCTGTTGAGAAAATAGGCGAACACATCGGTGATGCTGTGGGACGGCATCTGGAAAAATACATCGACGGCAAAGAAGAGGAAACGGAAAAACAGTGACCTCCAAAGAGATAAAGCGAATCAAAAAAACTCTTGACGCTTTCGAAGCAGGGTTCGTCACGCGTGCAAAGCAACTCTTTGACAGCATATTACCAGAAGCTCAGCCCTACGTGGAGGATGTTCTCCGGACAGGCAATGTCGACGGCTTCGAGCTGCCAGGCAGGAAGCGTTACCTGGTGCTTTTCAAGCGATATCTCCAGGAGCTCTATGCCCAGGGAATGACCATTGCCGATCTGGAGCTCGAGGCGAAAAGGGCGAAGTTCGATCAGCATCCCTCCCCGGCTCCGATCATACCCACCAACGCGATGAACTGGATTGATGGGTGGACATCCCACTTCGGTGATGATTATTATAAAGGTGCCACTCAGGATGTGGTAAGACTGCTGAAGCAGGGATTGGGTGAAGGGTGGAGCACTGAGCATACGATGAAGGAGCTCGGGGTCTACCTCGGCGTGACAACGGTCCATGGATTCAACCAGAGGCGCCTCGAGGTGATCGCCAGGACGAATGCCACCAGCGCATTCAACCAGGGCAGACTGGAGACCTTTCGCCAGGCCGGAGACTTCGTCAAGTTTGTCCAGTTTCTCGCCATTCTTGACAGCAGGACAACAGACATCTGTGAGAGCCGAAATGGGAGATTACTGAGGCTCGACTCCCCTGAGCTGGCAGACAACACTCCCCCACTTCATTATCAGTGCAGATCCGTGCTCTCTCCTGTCACCGCATATGACCTGAAAGAGATGGAGAAGCCTGGCTGGAAAGATGCCGAGGGCAGGACACTGGAGCAACTCCAGGACTGGAGCAAGGTGGAGGCGCCGGCTAAGGGATTCGGGAGGGATATTCAGGATAGGTTGCCGAATAGACCGGGAGAACCACCCACTCAGATCGGAAGCGTAGGAGGAGGAAAGCCTCCAAAGCCACCTCTGGGAGGCGCAGGTGGTGGAGGACCGATGGAGCCTGAATTGCCGTGGAAGAAGATACCCGATGATTGGCTGGACAAGGATTGGAATGCCGATCCAGAGATTGAGAAATTTCAGAGGTTTATTGATAAGAAAGTAAAGCCCGAAATAATCAAGGAATATCTATTATCAGAAGGCATTGGGGCTCCCGGAGCGCTTCAAATAACAAGCATAAAAGTTAATAGCTATAACAGTCTGGAAGCAGAAATATCAGCTGAAATAAAAGTTACTGGCCAAAGATGGAAAAAGTGGAATAATCTCAAAAAACAATATGAACCAAATGATGATGAGAATGATATCACCACCGATACTGTTCTCATGATCAGAACTCTTCACAAAAATTCTAAAGGGAAGTTGTATAGAGCGCACTTTGATTTAATGGGAGTCGGTGAAGCAAAGCTTCCTCCTTCTTTTGCTGATGAATATTATAAAAGAGTAATACCGTTCTTAAAAAAAATAGGAGTGAAACAAATAGATACCGACCCTACCACAACAAAGTATAATCCAAACTCTAGTGAGGGAAGACTTCTTGGAGCCTATGTATGGTGTGATTACGGTTACACTAACGAGAATATGGCCTACACGCTGAGCCAGTTCTTGAAATACGTCAAAGATGTAAGAGGAATAACCCTGAGTAATAGACAAATTGCAGAAATCAACAATTACACCCGAATGAGGCAATTAGCGCAAAGACCGATAACAGTGCAGGGTAAAGACATTAAACTCGGCAAAGAATTTCTTTTAGGAGATAGCGACGGAACGGGAAACTATACTCATACTGCACGGTGGTCAGGTATCATTCCTGATATTGCTGATGAAACAAGCGACGAAATGTTTGAGCTTATTGAAAAACTTGAAAGAAAGAAACATTAGTGTTATAATAGTTTATGGAGGTGAATGATTCTATGTATGGCGCCGGCGGCGGTGAATGTGGAGATGAAGACATTAAAAGCATAGACCAACATTATGAATCTTTTCCACCTTTAGGTGAAATTGGCTCCATGTGTTACGATCTTGGTATTAAAGAAAATACCAGAAGGACTGTATACAAAGACGACGCCTGGGCATATTACCACGAGCTCAAGGCAATGGTGGAAGCAAAACAGCGTAAAACAGCATAAGGAGCCTCAATGGAAAGCGAATTTTTGACAGAAACCGAAAAGCAGTATATCTTTGACAAGGCTGAATTCCTTAAAATATCTGCTATGATTGCCGACTTGGCGAAACTAATAGAGTCGGATTTCACAAAGGAAGCAGCAGTAACACATAATTACAAACCAGATGTTGCGAATGCAATACCAGGAGCTACCCTTGAATTAAGACTCTATCTAGATAATATCCTTCCTGAAAAGCTTGAATCAGCATTACCAGAAATTAAAAAGCATCTCAGCGAATATCACAGGCTGAGAATACACCAAAGGGGAATTGAAAAGCGTCTTGACAGATTGAAAGTGGACGCACCTTTTGAAGTGGTTGAACGAAAAGAAAAGAAATAGATATAAGCAAGACGATAGCCAACGAGTATAAAGCTCTCAGAAATGAGGGCTTTTTTATTTGGAAAGGAAGTGACTCGGATGAAAGACCTCATAGAGTTCAGCGATGTAATGACAGACAACACCATTGTGTTTTCTCAGGATACTCAGCCCGGTGAACGTCTTATGAAGCGTGGCAGAGTTTTCTATGTTGGGACTCACAAGGGAAGATACTATGGTCCCGAGGACCTCAAGAAGATTGTCTCAAACTTCCCAGCCGAAGGTATTCCCCTCCAGCTCGGTCACTCTACAAGCGCCAGGGATACAATCGGTTACCAGCGCACAGCAGAGCTCAGCCAGGATGGAACGGAAATTCACGGCAACATTGAAATACTTGGCAGGGACAATGTAGAGAAGACACGACTCGGTCTCTGGAAAAAGCTTTCCTCGGCTCTGGCGCTGAGAGATCTCATTCCCGAACATCTCGCGGTCACACCATTTCCTTATTTACCGAAGGCAATGATGTTTGACAATATCGATAATAACAAGAAAGGAAGTGAAACAATGGATCCAAAGGAAGACAAGAAAGAGACAGTAGATTTTGCCCAGTTCGAGGCAATGAAGGCGGAATTCTCAAAGCAGCAGGAAGAATTCGCAAAGCAGAAAGAAAAGCTTGCCACTATGGAAGCGGAAAGGGCCAAGCTTGCTGAGGAAGTCCAGTTCGCAAAGGACAAAGAACAAATCGAAATCTTCAGTCGCCCAGACAAAAAAGGCCATATCAGGACCACACCCGGGATGAAGGATGAGGAGCTCGCGCTATTCCACTCCCTCAACGAGGAACAGAGAAAGCTCTTCGAGGCCTACAAGGCCAAGATGCCCGCCTTCATCGATACCAATATCTACAATACCCAGCAGTTCAGCAAGCCTGGTGAAGAAGGTCTTGATGAAAAGAGAGTAGAGCGACTCTCCCAAAAGGAATAACGCCAAGTAGTCGCGTTCGAATCCAGCCCGAAAGGGCTTATTTTATTTCAGGAAGGAGTAAAATTATGATATATAACGACGGAGTCGACACTGTAATCGCGTCGAATTCTGAGGGAGCGTCAGAAAAAGGTAAAATCTATTTCGGCGAAGACAAAACCAGCTACTATGATGAATCCACAGGAGATATATATGTCAACGGCAGTCTCGTAGCTGGCGGGGCCTCAAATTATGCTCTTGCTGTTACCTCCAATAATATAGCATATACATTGGCGGTAGCCATCACGGCTTTAACAAATGGCGCAGTCGTGACATTTAAAATGCCCAATGCTGTCTCAGCCGGGGCGGTTACACTCAACGTGAATTCTCTGGGAGCGAAAAAGGTAATGCTCTCCGGGCAGATGGCAACACAGGCAAACAGCGGGGATCTGGAGGCAAATGGCGAGTATATCGCCATCTATAATACCTCGGCAGATACAACCGGGGCCTGGATGGTTTACGGGGCGGCTCTTGTCCAGACCCGGGGAAATCAGACTATAGCAGGAATAAAAACTTTCACGGGAGCCAATATCCATGACCCCTTCAACTATGCGATCCTGGCAACATCTAATAACATTGCATATACTTCAGCGGTGGCTCTCACAGCTCTGGCAAATGGCGATCTTCTGTTCTTCAAAATGCCTGCATCAGCCAGCGCGGGAGCAGTGACCATCAACGTCAATAGCCTTGGTGCCAAGAAAGCATTTCTCTCAGGACAGGTGGCTACTCAGGCCAATTCTGGCGATCTTGAGGCGGACGCGGCATATGTAGGAGTATATGATACTAGTCTGGATGCCGCTGCTGGTGGATGGGTAATCTATGGGGCTGCCGTTGTTCAGACAAGAGGCAATCAGACTATTGCAGGAAATAAGACCTTCACAGGCACAACCATCATCAACAGCCTGAATCACGCTGTAGCGGCGACATCGGATAACATTGCATATACCCTCGCTGTCGCAATCTCAGCATTGACTACAGGTACAGCAGTAATCTTCAAAATGCCTGCTGCAAATTGTGATTCAGCCGCAACTCTCAACGTCAACAGTTTAGGCGCAAAGACGATGATACATGCCGGAACAGCAGGGACTTCAATGTTAGCAAATGACCTTCTGGCAGATCAGGTATATCTTGCGATCTATGATGCCACGCTTGATAGCGAAAATGGCGCTTGGGTCGTGTCCAATGCTATTCAGTCTCCTACGACAGGATGGGTTGGAGGTGCAAATGCCACAACCGTAAGAACATTTGACTGCAACAATACCAGCATTGATGAGCTTGCGGATGTGCTGGCGACTCTCATTGCAGATCTCAAGGCCCGGTATATTCCACTGATATCGGAAGCTTAGACTGAAAGACAGACAATCTATCAAAGACAAAGGAGGTTTCAAAGAATCATGATCAACAAAACTTCAATTATTTCCTTCACGCTTCTCTTTGCCCTGCTTGTTCTGGTAGGACTCTGCTCATTCGCGGGAACATTCGGGGGAACTACTTCCGGGACAATGTTCCCTTCGGCGCAGTCCGTGACTCTCCCGGACTTATATGGTCTGGGTAAATCCAATGTCGCCCAAGCACTCTACGCCGAAAATGGAATCAATTACTGGACCGTGCCCGCCTGTTATGACGCCTGGTATGTTAAAAGTATAGATGCACACGTGACCACAGTAAGTTCCAGCGGGATTCCCGCTTTTCAGGTCTACAATGTCACTCAGGCAGAGAATCTTCTCGACGTTCCGCTTACAATTGATGCCACCGAAACGGATTCTCTTGACGCTACCATTGCGGCAAGTCTATATTCGACATCCGAACGCATTTATTCGGGCGATGTGTTGAGGTGGGACTGCACGACTGCCGGTACAGATACCGCTGGAGCTCAACTTCGGATGGTGATCCAACCGAACGCGCCTTAAGGAGTTTTTTGCTTTAAAGTTTGAAATATTAAAACGAAAGGAGTAAACAATAATGCCAGGAGTAACCACAGATGAAACTTACGATCCGGTGGAGTTCAGATCAGCAGGAGACCCTGTCCTTTTCATGGCCAAACCTGTTACTATCGAGGAAGGCCAGGACATTGATGGAGGCACAGTGATTGGAGTATGCCCGACAACTGAGAAGTATGTGGCATACGACAATGATGCAGTGGCAACAGCCACCACGCCGGCATTGGATGCAGGCAATACTGGAGGAGGCACCATCTCTGCCGTCGCAGTGCAGGATGATTATACCCTCTCCGAAGACTGGGTACTGGAATGCGTCAACACTGGAGGAACTGGAGTGGGTCTCTTCAGTCTCACAGGAAGTGTATCAGGAGCAGTCAATGCAGGTACAGTGCCTATAGGCTCAGAGTACAAGTATCCCAACACTTCAGCGTACATGGTGAAGTTCACTATCACCGATGGTGAACCGGACTTCACAGAAGGGGATCTCATCACGTTCTCCACCACCAGGGCTGAGGCGCTTGTGGCCAAAAGAATTCTGACAGAAGATGTCGATGCCACTGACGGCGACGTTATTTCTGCAGGGTATGTGAAGGGCAACTTCGTGTATTCGAAGCTTACCGGAATCGACGCCCCAGCAATAGCAGATCTCAATGGCGTCTACGACAGTGATGCAGATGAGCTGAGAATCAACTAAGCGTTTTCCATACCTCCCCCCTTCGGGCTTTTGCCGTTGAGCCATATCAACGGCATTTTAATTTGAGAAATATCACAAGAAAGGAAGTGATTTGAATGCCCCCTATCGGATGGCCTACAGCGCGAGAAGTCGATGCGTCAATAAAACGCAGAACATACGACATTGCCCGATACACGGGAAGAAAATTTTGCCCCCTGGTAACCAGGATGGCTCAAAAAGTTGAATGGTGGGAAAGATGGGGACCTCTTGGAAGGACCCAGGCAACCTCTCTGGACGCTGCACCCAACCCAGTCAAGTTCCCGAAGAGAATCAAAAGGAGTTTCGAGCCGGGTTATTTCAGAGAGAAAATGGTCATCACTGAAAAAGATATCCTGATGATTGCAATGCTCGCAGATGAGTTCCGGCTCGAAGGTATCAATGGTCTGGTCGCAGAGGCACTCGACAGCCTGAACACCAGAAAGGATAATCTCATCGAATGGTCTATCTGGCAGGCTTTTGTTTATGGCCAGGTTGCCATCGATGAGAATGGAGTCAACTTCACCGCCGTATACGGCGTTCCTGCAGCCAATCTTGACAAGCATTGTTCAGTCGCCTGGGCAACCTCAGACACAGCAGTTCCCGTCAAAGACCTTCTTGCAGCACGGCTCTGGTTCGCCGGTACTGGCTACAGGATGAAGTATATCAAGATGAGTGAAGCGACCCTGCAGGACCTCATCAATGCCAAGGATACCAAAACATACTATGCTGGTGTGACCCTCAAAGAGAAGCTTACTCCAGCCAACGTACAGACCTGGGGCCCCCAACTGATACCTGATACCGAATGGGAGATTGTTGATTACGGGTATGCCACAGACGCGGGAGTGTATACTGCATTCATGCCTGATGACTATGTGATGATATCCGGCGACGCAGCTCCCGGCGAGATGATGGACTGGTGTTCAGTGCCATCTCTCCAGAATGGCATCCCTGTAGCAGGACCCTTCGCAGTGCCTGACTATAAACACCTCACTGACTACCCTCCCAAAGTGGAGATTTTTGGTGGCATCTTCGGACTGCCGAGAATCAAGATCCCTAACATCACTTTCAAGATGGATACCGCCCAGACCTCGTAACCCAGGAGGCTCTATGTACTGCACACTCGACAATGTCAAGGCCAGAAATCACGCCCTCCTTGATGACCTGGAAGACGACGAAGACGGCGGAGGCCCGATCACTGACACTATCACAAAGGCTCAGGGTCTTGTGGACGGGATGCTTCGAAAGTTGTATCCTGTTCCACTTACCACTGTCCCTGATGAGGTAGTGGGGATCACTGCCGACCTGGCGGCTTCGTTCGCGATCGCCGATAATGCCGGGAATTCAGGACTCGATGAGGAGCCCCTTCAGGCTCAGGACCTTTACAAGAAGGCGATGGACCTGCTGAAACTGATCAATGCCGGCGATATGCTTCTCGACATCGCCCCTCCGGCAGTCGAGACCAGCGTGATGAAGCAGGCCAGGTGCAACACTTATAGCGATCATCACGGCAAGTTCGATTACTGGGATCCGGCTGACCCGAGGACGTATCATGACAGAAGACATCGGAGGCACTGATGGCGTTTGTGTCAATCACAGTGGATACTGGTAACATGTCAGCCCTACTGAACAGAGTGAGTCATATAGGCGAAGATATGAGTGACCCGATGAGAAAAGCGGGAATTCTGATATTAAAGCGCGCGATGGATCATTTTACTCAGGAGATGGGTCCCCCTTGGTCTGGAGGTAAGTGGAAAGCACTTTCAAAGGCAACGGAAAGAAGTCGGCGGAAAGGCAGAAAAAACAGGGGAAATAAGATTCTCCAGGATTCAGCAAGACTAAGGAATTCAGTCTCTCCTGCCCAGAAGGACGGCAATATTTTCAGACTGGAAAACACATCCGTGGAAGTGGGCACAAATGTTGAGTATGCTGCCATTCATCAATACGGCGGCGTGATATATTGTAAGCCTCGGGATATAACAGTGTTTCTCCGGACAACGCGGTCAGGGGGACTGAAGAGCCAGAAAGGTTATCCGAATCTTGCAGTTTTCGCCAAGCGCTCTCATAAGTTACAGACAGGCTCTATTACGTCCAGGACAGGTTATTACAAGATTGTGATTCCTGCACGCCCCTTCCTGTGGTTATCAGAGGAGGATGAGGAAGCAGTGGCCGACATCTTTTCCGGCTGGATACAGAAAACTTTTGGAGGTCATTAATGGCAGCAGTAACAATCCCGCAGAAACTCAAAGAAATGTTTGATGCTGAAATCGCCCTCGGCGCAGCAGGAAGGCTCAGTAACCTGAAAGGTGTCTATATCGGAGACATTGATCTCAAGCCCGAAAGTGATTATCCAGTCCTCTGTATCATCACAGACAAAGGGCGTTATCCTTTCAATGGCAATCATATTGAGCTGCAGAGGAATTACCATCTCGTCATAGGGGTGCTGGACAAATCGATACAGGATGCCGAGGCATTGAGGGACCAGTTGGTCTTCGACGAACAGAGCGATCCTTATGCGGGCGTGATACCCTTTCTGCTCAATAATCGTGGGTTTGATATTAGCGATATCGGATACCTGATCAATGTGGGTGAGGCAGAATCGATGATGGGGAAAGACAAAGGCAACAGGGATACTGCAGCGGCAGTTATTCCTATCAATGTTGAGACAACGTGTGAATTAAAATAATCAAGAAAGGAAGTGATGAAATGTCCAAAGATACTCTTGCGATTCTCAAGGGCGCTCCTACAGATTTTTTCATCGACGGCAGAGATGCGGGTTATGGGGAACTGGCAGAAGTAACCTATAAATTGCTATTTGAAAAAGTCCTGGTCGATTGCCCCAAAAACGAGATCATATCTCTTCCGGATGAGCTGCAAAGTGGAATGAAGGTTACATTGCTCCAGATAGACCCATCAAATATTTCCGATGCTCTTTCAGGTCTTGATATCACCTCGGATTATACTCTTGATGATGCAGGCCTGACTCATCTTACTAACACAGCAGGCTTGGTTGGAACTTTGCTGGGCCTGGGGGCCACATATGAGCAAAAACAACCATCATTCACGATCCGAGGCAAGTTCCCGAAGAGCAATCTCCAATATGTAATCCATTATTGGAAGACCAATATCGAGACAGACTCTTTCACTCTTGGAGCTGACCGGGCGAAGCTTCCCATCAATGTCACATCTCTCAAACATGAAGATAAATCGCCTAATTATCACGGTTTCATATGGATTCAGAAAGCAGCTTAACCCTGTTCTTACCACCCCATAGACGAGAGAGGGTGTAACAGCCCTCTCCTTCTTTTTCGGAATTAAGGAGGATTTGATGGAAACAAGGCAATTCGACGATTTGCGGGAAAAGGAAGTCATATTCGGCGGAAAGACTCTTATCATGAGAGAGCTGGCAGGTGTTGTCCGAGAGAAATATGACGCTCTGATTCCTCTTATGGAAAAGTATGATCAACGCTCTCAATCGGCTGAGAATATTGAAGATGCCGATAAAGCGGGAGAAGATCTGGGTAAATTGCGCTCCCGGATCATGCAGATATGGTTTCCCGAAGAAGATCCAGCCTGGCTTGAATCTCAACGCTCCAAGGAAAGATTCATAGAGCTTCTGTTCGATCAAAGAGATCTTAACAGGGATGATGAACTCTCAAAAAAACTGATGAGCCGGATTCCGGAATAATAACCTGGAATCTGGCCTGCCTAACACTCACTGGATGCCCCATAAGAGCGCGTGAACTCTGGCGCGTACAAAGTCCCCGACTTATTAAAATGTGGTTCAGATGCCATGATCGTATCGAATTTGGAAAACATCAATGGGAAGCCGCTTTTAATGGCATTGAGCTTGAAGAGCCAGACTGGAATGATGAGCAGGAAGAACTGGAGCGCAAGCGTTCCATTGCAAAATTCAAGGAATTTGTACGCTGGAAAGCTCAATTACAGGCTGAGGGTAAACTTGTGGATCCCCGAAATATTGAAGCCCTTTTGGAATCGAACAAGGGAATGGTCATAGGTATCAATGCTGAAAACGAACAGACCTTACAGAAAAAACTAAAACAACAAGGAGTGGTATGATAAAATGTATTTACTGGCAGCACCAGAAAACTTTCCCAAGGAAAAACGTTCTATACTTGGCCAAGAAGTTACTGATGGTGTGGTCAAGGTAGGAGCTCAATATTATTGGCATACACTCATCCGTCACGGATGGAGAGATGTCACACCTAGAAACTGGCCCCGGTCGCACTGGAAATCGGCGCGAATGGATAATGTTCTTCTGATGCATCATTCAGGGGCAGGTGATATGCTTTTTATGACACCGATCATAAGAGCTTTCACTGAAAAATACCCTGACATAAAAGTTCACGTTGCTACAGACCTTCAGGGTGTGATAATGCTGGTAGGTAATCCACACGTAAGTGGGACCTTTGTAGACGCCGATCACTATATCCCTCATTATCTCGAAGACTTCGATGATGCCATCTGTTTCAATGGCATGCTTACAAAGAATCACGAATCGAACCTCATCAATGTATATGATATGTTCGCTGAATGGGCCGGCATAGAACTCCCCGACGAGCGAAAGAAGCCTAAAATGTATCTGACGGATTCCGAGAAGCAGGATGTCGAGAAATGGCTTCAAGAGAAACTAGACTGGAAAGAGGAAGACAAACTGGTGACCATTCAGCTCTCGGCCAGCTCCCCGGTACGGAGCGTTGAAGAGTGGAAAATGATCGAGGTTGCCAAAAGGATACAGGCCGATGGGTACAAAGTCTTTGTCTTTTCATTTACCCAGATGGATGACTGTATATATGCAGTGTGCGAAAAATGTGATACCCGGGAAATAATACCTGCTTCTCGAAGAATGATTATCGAGAAACACCCGTGCAGTAAATGTGGAAATATTATAGATGTCGGTAATAAGAGAGGCATTGAAGGAATAGCCTGTTCTGATGGGACAACATCTATCAGGCATATTGCAGGTATCATAGAAAAAGCAAGCTATCATATAGGCCCTGACAGTGTCGGAGCTCATCTGGCTGCTGCTTATGATGTGCCCTCATTAAGTCTCTTTTCTAGTTTTGATGCTGACTTGAGGCTTCGTTATTATCCAAAGGCTCGGTGGATTCAAAAACCTTTCCCTTGTGCACCATGCTTTTCTCATCATATGCAGTGCGGGAAGAGTATTAACGGGGCTGCTCCTTGCATGTCCCAGTTCACCGTCGATGAAATCTACCGGGAATTCAAACAAATGGAAGCCGGTGAATCCTGGAATAAACCTGAACCTTTCAAGTCTCATCCCGATCCTCGCACTTGTCCAGTATGCGAGGTCAAGTATCAAAGATATGTCAATCGCAAAGGCGCTCTGTGCTATTATGAGTGTCTCCGGTGCGGTGCCGTATTCACCGATCAGGAAGTGCCTCCCAGGTATGAAAATGACACCTATTATGAGGAGCACCTGGGAGCAATGAATTCGGGGTATATAAGTGGCCAGGTCGGAGCCGGAAAATTACTTCATAGTGAATACTATAAAGAGGATGGCGTAAACAGAGTTCTTGATGTGGGGTGTGGCGTAGCTCATACCCTCGCCAAGATGCACGAGCTCGGCTGGGAAGTCCTCGGTATTGAGCTCACTCACGCAGCTGTAAAGAAAAATCTTGAGCTCTATCCCCAGGTGGAAGTCCGTCAGGAGAATATCCTGGATCTGAAACCAGACAAACCTTTTTCTCTCGTCTGGATAAACAATGTCCTCGAGCATATTGACCACCCCAGGCCGCTGATCCAAAAAATATGGGAGCTTTTGGAAGATGGCGGAGTTTTGTCCATCCAGATTCCGGATCTTACAGTATGGAAAAACATGTATTATATGGGGAAGTGGGGCGGAGTCAATAACAATTATGCCGGTGAGCATTGTGTGCTTTACAATTCCACTACCCTCACCTGGTTAATGCAAGAATATGGTTTCGGTGATCCTGTAGTGGAGAAGCATCCCGGACCGGACTGTCTCTGGATGAGCTTCAAGAAGATGAAGATGTCACCCATTGCAGAAGGGCGTGGATTGAAACAAGAAGGTGAGTAAATAAATGGGCAACGAAGTCACTATTAAAATTGCGGCACAGGCAGACCCTTCACTGACTCAAATACCGGCCCAGGTGAAGCAGAACCTTGAAAAGGCCTTCCAGGGCGTAGGAGCTGTGCCTCAAGATATAAATCAAAAGTTTGTGTCTGCCTTAAAGAGCATAGAGGTAGAATCTGCAAGAGCTTCGTCTGTTGTTGTTGCGGAGCTTAAACAGATTTCAAGCGGAATAGCCTCTTTCCAGAATCAGGTGGCGCAAAGTCATGGGGCCATGGCAAACAGTTTAAATCAGATGGCTTCTGCCGGAGCCGGAGTTGGAAAAGTAAAGGATCAGATTAAAGAGGGAACTTCAGAAGCATTGCAGGCCGCTGAAGGAGTGAGACTCTTTACGGAAACAATGGTGCGTTTTTTTGTGGGGTCTGTGACTCATGGGGTTGAGTTAACCAAAGAGCTGGATGAAGTACGGGACAGACTTGACAATATCACGCACAGCACCACAAAAACACAGGAAATAATGAGGTCTGTAAATGCGTCATCACTCAACATCGGATCATTCAATCTGACTGGACTCCGTACAGCAAGTGTGCAATTAGCACTTTTTCATCAGGACTCAAAGAAGCATCTCAAAGAAACTGCCGATCTTGCAGCCTATGCAGGGAAATCCATAGAACAGACAGCCACCACATTCGGCAGAGCTATGGAAGGGCAGAAGAAGGCGTTTAATACTCTGATGAATCAATATGACATAGGCCCTGGAGAACTGGCTATGTTCGGAGTTGCTCTCGATAAGAATGGGAAGCTCATGCTTGACACATCTGCAAATATTGACAAGGCCAGAAATGCGCTTGAAAAGTGGATACAGACTTATGCTGAAGGGGCCTCTAAGCCGAGTAGCTTGGAGGGTAATATTCAGGCGGCAAAGAACGCTGTTCAGCTCCTTCAGGAAGAGCTGGCAAAGCCTATGCTGCCGGTGCTACAGGATCTTACTCTTGGAATAAGAGAGGCTTCAAACTATTTATTCAAATTACCCGACGGCATTAAATCCACTGTCGCTGTACTTGCCAATTTAAGTGGAGGCATAGCTCTTGCTACCGTTGCGTTTATCGGCCTGGCTGGACCCATAAACCAGGCAATTATTCTGTGTGGGACTCTAAGTAAGACAATTCCAGCTCTTGCTAAAACTATGACATGGCTGGGAACAACTCTTGCAATAGCAGCTCCGTATGCTACCGCATTCTTTGCCGTTCTGGGGGCTGGTGAATGGGTAATTGAGGATATGAAAAGAAAAGCGGCTGAGCTCTCTGATGAGATGCAGAGACAATCCAAAGTAATGGCGGGAGTCAAGGTGGGATGGGAGCAGTATGTAAAGCTGGTAAACGAGGCAGGTAAAGGTAAAGGTCCGGACCTTTCACCCTCGAATGCTCCTCCCTCCCAGAAGATAAAGGAAATAAATGAAAAATTGCAGACGATATCACCTTCTGATACTCTGGAAGCTCTGAGGAAGGGCGGCATCAGTGAAGAGCAGCTCAAGAAAGCAAATGAAAACTATAAAGAAGGAGTGAAAACCACCACTGGTGAGCTCGATTTGCTGAGAAGATCAGAAAAGTTTGATTTCAGTGCCGAAGCAAAGAAGAAGATGACTCCGCAGAAATGGGCGGAACAATTAAAAGATTTCAATCAGAACAAAGCAATGCTTGGTAACGATGCGATCAATCTTGGTGGCATGACCGAGGACGAAAGAAAACAATGGAAAGAATTGACAAAAGACGCCAAATCTTATGCCGAGGTGTTACAAATAATAAACACCAAGCAGGATGAATTTTCTAAGTATAGACGATCCTCTGAAATCACGGGAAGAATTCTGGATAAAACAAGCGTGGCCTCTTCGGCAGCTGAAAAAGTAAAAGATATAACCGATTCTGCTGATGCCGCTATCAAATATTCTGAGAAGTTCAAGAACCCCGAGGGCGAAAAGGGTAATATGGCCGGCGATATGCAGCGCCTCGAACTGTTGAAAAACACTGAGAAGAAGATAGCTGAAGAAATAAAGTCAACATTCGGAATGGAGAGTGTCGCTACCGAAACAGTGCTCAAGAAACTGGAAACCACTCACGATACATTCATGAGGGCTATGCTGGAGAAGTATCTTGACTATGCTAATAAAGTTGAGGACACTCAAAAAAGTATAGTTCAGGGTGAGATCAAGAATTTCGATGACGCACTCACGGCGAAAAAGCAGAACATACAAACCTCAATGGAGCTCGACAAGATGAGTCAGGACCAGAAGGTGGCTGCTGAAAAGAAAATCCTGAAAGAGCTCAAAGATATTACGGCGCCCGAGAACAAACGAGAACAAAACTATGAAGCTGGTGGGAAAAAACATACTTTTATCGGTGCTGATGGAACGAGTAAATATACTGGAGAGGGCCCCGAGACCGAGCTCGACTATCAGCGTAAATTGTATCAGACAAGTAAAGGCTATAGAGACAATGTCAATAAAGAGAAGGCTGCCATTGAAAAAAATGTCATGTCCGACACAAAAAAGGCGGAATCAGACCATCTCAAAGATCTTGATACCGAATACGAAAACTATCTCAGCTCCCGGCGCGAAGCAACCAAAAATGACATACAGGCACAGATCAACGATCTGAATTATTTTTCGGCCAGATACCAAGAAGATGCCGATAAGCACAATATCACAGATGAAATGGCTGCTAAAAAGAAAGCAGACATTTTAAAGAAGACGACAGATCTGGCCATCAAACTCAATGAGAAAGAACGAGATGCAAAGATTTCAAGTATGGGAGCTGTGGAGAGAGGCCTCACCCAGCAGATGGATGTGCTCGAAGAGAAGATGACCAATGGAGAAAATACCGCTCCAAAGATAGAAGGCCTGGCAAGAAAACGTTTACAGGTCGAGTTGGCTCTCATTGAAGAAGAAAAGCAGAAACGCATCGAGATGGAAGGCGCTGTTGCTGGGAAGCGTGAGGAAATAGAACTTGAAGCACAACAGAAGCGGCTGGATATCGTAAGAAGAGAGCAATCGTATATCCAGGGGATTCTCCAGAAGGCAAAATCTGACGCCCAGGACGTACAATATCTTATGACCCCTGAGCGTCATGGTGGCTTCAATATAATGAGTGCCTTCGGAGAATCGACAGGTAAAGGTAATCCGGAGATTCCCTCATTTTCGGCGTCTTCAAACTGGATTGACGTTGACAAAAAGAACTCTCAAACACTTACTGAAGCATTGGCAACCCCATCTTATGAATCTCTGAGACCCGATCAGATGATTGCAAATCTTGGTATCAGTATCAAAGATGTATTGCTTCCGGCTACAGACTCTCTGGCTAAAGCTTTTGATAGTCTGGCAGATCGACTCCCCGCCGGCTTTTCGGCTAAAAATTACAGTGGGATGACCCCCGATCAAGCCAGACAATCTGTAGTCAGTCAGGCTATCCAGAATCAGAGCAATGCATCAAACACCACCAACAGCACCTATATAGTAGGCGGTCAAGGCGTAACTCCACCAGCGGATGTGCAGGCAAAATGGGATGATGCAACAAAAGCGATTCTGAACATGAAAAGAAATACTGTCATGGATACTTTTGGAGGATATTTTTCCTTTTAGGAGAGGGCATAATGGCTATCTGGGAATGGACTCCTTCCTCATCACAACAATATAAATTTCAAATTGGCCAGAGTTCCACTAGATATGATGGCACTCAGCCCGCGGATCGTGTATTTAAACTTGGAAAATTGCCCAAGAAAATTACAATATCAGCAGAAAATATGTCGGTTGCTGAGTCTGAGGCTGAGAATGCGAAACTGGGTACAAAGGCGACCTTCACAATGAAGGATGGAACCACCATAACTGGTTTGGTGGAGGATCATAGTGAGGGTCAACTCAAATCCACTTACCCTCCAACAAGAGTCGTCACACTTACCCTTATTAAACCCATTGTGGAGGCTTAAATGTCGTCTGATGATCCAGTAGTATTTGGGAAATCACTCACGTGTGCAGGAAAGAGTATTGAGCTCAACCTGGAAATGGAGCAGCCCTTTTCCTTTACTACAGGTATGAATCAAGGTATAAGTGTAAATGCTCAATGTTGCTTCACTTTTCCCAGATTCTGGAAACTCACCGAGGAATGGAAACTTGAGACATTGATAGATGATGAGGAATGGGAAAGTCCTCCTCTTGTGATGTTACCCCAGAACGAGAGCGAGGGGGCTGATAGTGGTGGAGTAACTCATATAGGATTATCCGATAAAACCACCTATCTCCTCAGTAATACCGATGTCGACAAAGCCACCTATACAGCAACAGCAGCCGATGTCATCCTGGGTGACCTGGTCGACTTGGGCGAAAGGGAGGATGAGTATTCCATCACCCTGGTCAATCCCCCAACCAGAATTTTACCGACCTATGACGCTCACGACGGAAATAGACTTCAACATATAATCCGTATTGCCGCTGATTCAGGAATGGGGTTCTATATCGGAGCTACCGGCCAAATCATCTTCATCGATATGGATGGGTATACCGACACCCTGGCCGACACTGACTGGATACACACAGGGAACTGGAAGAAGGATCCTACCAGTGAGATAACCTCGCAGATGATCATCAAAACCTCGAAGGTCCAGACCGAGTATGAATTCGTGTGGATAGAAAAGGGTGCAATAACAGAGATGTTAGACGCTCCAGGCCTGACTTCCGACATAGACGTGCACGATGAAAGCAATATTGGTTATATTGCCGCGGCGTCATTCTATGATAATGCAGACCCGAACCAGGGCGAGCTCGTATTGTTTATCGCGCTTAATCCGGATGATTTTGAGCCAGGGCAAATTCCCACACCCACTTCTGAGGGACCTGCTCTCAGTGTCGTTTTCGACATCCGTGATCCACAGCAGCAGGAGCTGCTCGGCACGATAGACGCCAGGGCAACAGTGCAGGGCGTCCCCTGGGGTGCACTGGAAAACGAGGACATAACTTTCGAAACAGAGGAAGACTGCCTGGTCGAGCAGACCTATACAGAAACACCTGTAACAGTGAGTTACACTGCCGAAGAAGAAGGGGAGCCTCTTGAGATAACGATCACGAAATACACAATGGATGGCTTTGATTGGTATTACTACAAGGGGTATTTCTATAGAACTCTGGACGAATTCGAGCTTTCCTTCGACTGCTATGAGGTTCTCTCCTATACAGAGGGCTCTGAGACAGAGAATTCTTATACCGACGAAGACAGGCCTGCAGATGGGTATGTTGACGGCGTCACTTTCCTGAACCAGGCCGATGCCGATGCGGTGAAAAAGAAGCTTCTCTATCACAATGTGAAGGGCTGCAGAGCAATAGATTACAGTTCAGAATACCCCATATTCACAATGGCCCCCGGTAATCTTATACCCGCCTGGCGCAGATATCCCCAGGCAGTAATAGACAGCATCACAGTTGACAACACCAGCACAAAAGTGAGTGCCAATCAGAAAGTATGGTGGTAACGATGAGAAGAGACGGCTCGATAAGCATTGAAAAGGTTACGGATTCAACCACAAATTCCGTCAAGAGACTCAACAAGACCGAGTCCCAGAGCAATACATCAAGCGTGACGGGCAGGAAATCTCATAACGGAATGGGAGCCATTGTAATAAGAGGGTCAGGAGGCCAGAGGAATACCATAGTCGGTGTTGGAGGATGGCTGGTACCATGAAGCTCACACCTTTCGATTCTTACGTCAAGGTTGTTGCCGTGTCTGGTGGGAAAAATACTGTACAACTACCAGGAAAGAATGAGTATATAGGCAATGTTCCTTCCACCAACCCCTGCGTAAAGGGGCAATGGCTTCCGATGAGGAAAATCAAAAGAGATCGACAACAGCCTGTGTTGATATCTCCACGGAGGAGAAGGAAGAAAGTAGGCTGGATATTCACCGCGTTCAGAGATTGGCTCACATACGGTGGAGATTTATTGCGATCCTTCAGTTCCACTATAACAGGAACAACAGTTCCCACCACATTTGAATCTCTTGTCTCGGACTGGGTTGGAAATGTTCCAACCGATCAGGAGTATTCGATTTATGAATCCAACAATGAGGCAATGTTCTTACGGGCAAAAGGCTCTTATATATATGGCATCAGATATGATAATGGAGATTACAAGCTATTTAAAAGTTTTTTGACCACTATCAGCTTCAGTTTTTCAGCGGCTATATCTCCAGCTCCATACATGACATCATCTTATATTGCGGGAATACGCTGTCATAGTATTTTTGGAGATTATGGCTATATTGTTTATTACGAAGGCAATCCTGCTTCTGCGACATCAATAAGGATCTTGAAATATAACCTTTCAGACCTTTCCACTGTATGGAATGAAGACTTTTCGCGAAGTGGTTCTTCCGGCTATATCAGGGTCGTAGAATGCATTATAAATGGAGATTACGTCTATCTTCTTTACGCCAATACCGTTGATAAGAAAATGATCGCCATGAAAATCGGAAGTGATGGGGTATTGGTAGGAGAAAATACAATTCCCTATAGCACAGACGCTTGGAATACTACCTATTCAATTATTTATTTTCTGCCGGTCAATTCCACTTATCTGGCTGTTGATTATAATGCGGGATGCAAGTTCTTTTATTATCTCAATTCGGGCTCAACAATAATACCGAGAAGTGGATTTGTAAGGGAGTTAATGGCTTTTGATCTGGCAACGAATGCACAAAAATGGTTAATTTCGCATTTTATGACCTCTACAAGTCCCTATCCTTATTACTATGATCTCTATGCACCTGTTCTCATACACAATAACAGACTTGTAGTGTATACCAGAAAATTCGAGAACTACGGAGAAACATCATATCAGAGAGATATTCTTGATCTTGATGCTGCTACAGCAGCACATACCGGCATGGACCCGTATACGGCTTTGTTGACTGTATTAACCAAAGAAGAGACTGTAACAAAGAGCAGCACTTTGAAAAGCCTGAAATATTACTATCAAACTCGAAATATTGACACAGGTGCTGTAATAACAGAAAAAGCAGGAGAGGGAGTCGTAACAACCACTACACTAGAATCTGCAGTGGGTGACTGGAATACTGTGACCCGTAATGTATCAGGGAGCTATAATGGATGGGAGGGAAGCTCTTATTCTACTTGGGAAGAATTCTTTGACACAGATGATGCAGTATTCGCTGTGTTCTGTGAATACAAACAGACAGGGACAGTGACAGACGTTCAGACTGGAAGCCCACCGCTTGGTTTTGAAGGATACAACTATTACTATAATGTTGAGACAGACGGCTCAATATCTGTAATGATTTTGCTCTTCCCTGATACAGGTTCTGATATGACTGTCCCGGATGATATTTTGAATGCAATGTTGGCAACTGGCGCTGGAGGCGCCTGGATGGAGTTTGATTATTATAATTACATAGAAAGCATTGATGAATGGGAAACGGTGCATAGTAATGCAAAGTGGGCAGTGCAAACAGAATGCAGATTCATTGGCTGGTGCGGTAATTCAAATCCGTGGCTTTTAAAAGAACAGCAGGCTATCGACTCTTGGTTATATCTCAGTGATACTTACCCACGCAATCCAACGGCTAACCACCCTCTCACGGCTGCCAGTAATAATATTATGGTGTGCTTCCCATCATCCCTTACCTCCTGGAAAGGGATATTCGCTCTTGATCTTTTAACTCTTGAAAAGAAATGGACTCATACCACTTTTATGGAGTCATGGGAGCAGTTTATAAGCGGAGTTATTCGCGATGGAAAGGTATATTGTTTTGTAAATGACGATTCCGACGATGGAGATTACTCCGGTAAAGTCTACATTTACGATCTCATAACAGGTGCCTTAACGAGCACTATCTCTGGACTTCCCAGAATGATACCAGCATATAGAAGTGCTATTGTATCTCAGGCAGGAAAGATAGTATTTCCGTCATTCATCTTGAATATCGATGACGACGCCATTAATAACGGAATATCGATACTGAAGTGAGGATATTATGATCGTCCACTACCGCTTTCTCGAAGGAAAACGCACAGAGGATTCACCGTTCGACGTCTTCGGCATTGCGTTCCAAGACGATGACGGTCCTCTGGTGTTCTATAACTCTGAAATGCAAAAGCCGTTCTTCCCGCCTGGGGAGCTGGAAGACATCTCGATGGATTGGGTGGCCGGTGCAGCCACCTTTTTTATTATCCGCTGGACTGAGATAATGACTCGATACGTGCCACCCGACGAGCCAGATTGGGACTCGGCTTGGCTGCTGCTTGAGAGAATCGAGTGGTGGAGACGAGAGAACAGGAAAGAGACTGTTATTATATCATCCGGGGGAGGTGGAGGTGTTGGTCCACAAGGCCCAGCCGGACCAGCTGGTGCATCCGGAGCTGACGGAGCTCCCGGGGCGCAGGGTCCGCCTGGCGATCCCGGACTTCCTGGAAACGATGGTGCCCAAGGACCTATCGGACCGCAAGGGCTAGCTGGCGCCGATGGCCAGGATGGCGCTCAGGGGCCACAAGGAGAAACTGGTCCTGCAGGCCTGCAGGGTGAGCAAGGCCCACAGGGGCCACAAGGCATACAAGGTCTCCAGGGAGAACAAGGTGTTCAAGGCGAAACCGGACCACAAGGTCCTCAAGGGGAACAAGGTCCACAGGGTGAGCAGGGCCCGGCTGGGACAAATGGAACTGATGGGGATGACGGTGCACCAGGGTCTGTATGGTGTTCGGGAGCAGGGGCGCCCGATGTTGGCGCAGGTATAGACGGAGATTATTACTTCAATACCTCCAATGGAGATGTATACTACAAACTTGCGGGGTCGTGGGGAGATCCTGTTGCAAATATTACAGGACCACAGGGTGAGCAAGGCATACAAGGAATTCAAGGTATTCAGGGCTTACAAGGGAATCAGGGGATACAAGGGGAAACGGGAGCGACAGGCCCTAATACCGTAAGCACAAGCACCACAACGAGCATCACCGGATTAATCAAGGGTGCAGACGGCAATATAGCACAGGCATCTGCAGGCACCGATTACGCCGATGCTGCTCATGGCGTCACCAATGGTGACTCTCACGACCACAGCGGTGGTGACGGGGCAACAATCCCTGTAGGCGGTGGAGGCTCTGGCCAGACCACTCAGCAGGCGGCGATTGACGCGTTGACAGCGGCTGCTGGTGGCAACGTGGGGGATGTGGCGACTCTCGACGCGGATAATCATTTTGTGTGGGCGGCACCTTCTCCGGGGCACATGGATGTGCTGATTCTCAACGAACAGGCGGCAGCACCAGGGACATTGGCAGACCATTATCAATTATATGGAATCAATACTCCAGTATACGCCATAGCCAACGCCACAATGACATCTGATGTATTGCCCTCTCCCAATGTTACTTCTGCTTCATCGGAAAGTGCTAATGCGTGGTATGCTTTCGATGGCACCGTGGCGCAATGGAATACAACTGCAGGGACAGTAACGGGATGGCTGAAATACTATTTTGGTGCGGCCTTTCCTACTGCGGTGACAAAATACGCCATTACCGCCAACAATGATACGCAATCACCCCGAAACTGGACATTACAGGGCAGCAATGATGATGCTGTATGGACAACACTTGATACACAAACTGGCATATCTTTTACCACAGGAGAAGAGAAAGACTTTGCTATTGCCAATATTACAGCATATAAGTATTACTTGCTTAATATTACACTTAACAACGGTAATGCAGTTTATGCGACGGTAAGGGAATTGAAATTATATAAAACAACCGGAAAGGCTTATTCACTGAAGTTAAAATGGCCTGATGGCACAGAAAAAACAGTGACGGTGACATAATGCCCTACACAATCCAACCCAAATCCCAATCCTGGCTCTGGACCTCTCGGCAATATAAGCAGGAGGTAGAGTTGGAGGCGCGAGAGATATTTTGAAAGGGTGGATTGATGGATAATATCAGATGGGCAATAGCAACATAGGTGTGCGGCAAGAAGAGCTGTGAGGTGGCTTTCGTGGCTTCGTTGCCGACGAGAGAGGGATAGAAAGGAAACCAATGACAATATTACAAGTAGTCGCAACAACTCAGGCAGCAGTATCGGCACAAGATCCATCACTGGTATTTTGGGAACGCATCTTGGAGAAGTTCGGGCTTCCTACGTTTCTCTCATTGATTCTGCTCATTTTCGCGTGGAAAATAATTGACTGGTTCCTCAACACATATTCCCAACAGCTTACAACTCTTACTGCCAGCGTGACAGAACTCAAGAAACCCGACGCCCTATGCGAGGATGTTGGGGATCTCAAGACAGAAATGAGCAATGTGCTCAGAACGCTTGACAGGCTTACAATCAATATCGAAAATGTATCTAAGTCGTTGGAAAGACTTGCCGATGCGATGGGGAAAATGTCGGATACAATGGTGAAGGTGCAAGAAAAAAGCGGCGCCATTGTTGATTATATTTTGAAAATCAAGAGGGAGGGCTAAGTGAATGCTGGAAGATCGGCTTGGTAGTATTGAGGAAAATCTGAGAGGATTGAATCTGCATATGGCGTCGATTGACAAAAAGTTAGATTCCTTCGGTGAGGCCATACACTCGCTGCACTATTCCCTCAATGGGGGATGCAAGAGCGGGGGATGTGGGGAAGAGGAGCCTGAAAAGAAGAAAGAAGTCGAGGCGTAAGGAGAGTAAGATGGTCTTTCGAAAAATCACAATAAAATCACCACTCAGATTACCACTCGGAAATCATGTAATCGGCATCGTGTTTCACTGGACCGCTGCCCGGTACGGGCAGACCTTCCCCGATTATCACTTTTGCGTGGATTATGACGGCACCGTGTACCAGAACGAGGAAGCCGATCCCGATGACATACTCCCTCATACCTGGCACAGGAATACCGGGCGCGTAGGGATCGCGGCAATGGCGATGTTCGACGCCACAACAACCAACTATGGAAAATATCCTGTCACAGCCAAGCAGATCGAAGCAATGGCGGCACTGGCGGCAAAGATAGCGAAGCGGTACGGGATCAAGCCGGAGGAGATAAGGAGTCATTCGGATTGGGCCAGAGAGGATGGATACTACGGAGAACGATGGGACTTAGACAGAGAGGGGGCTTCGCTGAAAAGAAAAGTGGCGTGGTATCTGAAACGCTTGTAGTGGCAATAATTTTATGGTATCTGACAAGGTTCTCAGCCCCTCACGGGGCTTAATTATTTTCATTACAAGGCGATCTGAAAAGATGATCATGAAATATGAAAAGATGATCATGAAAGGAGGTGAAAGTTATGTTCTCAATCACGAATATTATGCTCATCCTTACCGTGGCAATGACTCTGATCCAGCTCGTCGAGCAGCTCCTGGGTAGCGGTACCGGCGACCAGAAGAAAGCGGCAGTAATCGAGGCTTTGAAAAAGCTCGTAGCTGATCTCAAGATCACTGTACCGGCGATCATTCTCGACAACCTCGGCATTCTCGTTGACCTCATTGTGGGCCTCTATAATGCCTTTGGCCCTTTCGTCAAGTCCAAGTAA